TAGACGACAGCCCTGCTGCATCTCAAAAGTTTATGGATATGTACATTGATTCCAATCGTCTGGCACAACGTGGTAATCGTAGAGAATATAATACTTACAAAAATACCGATTACAGTCCCAATAATTCAGAAAGAGATTCTGAGTTAAATTCTGAATTAAAGAATTCAATTCAAGAGTCACGTGATCGTGCGGACAAAGGACGCGATGCAATATTTAAAGGCAAGAGCCCCTTCGACTTCAACTTCACTCTTCCTGAAATGCCCACACCTATTACATCAGATGCATCGAAGATTTATGAGGATACATTAAACAAAATCAAGTAGTATTGAACTATAGAACAGCATGAAATATGCCAATGAATTCAATTAATAGCGAATTTCAACAAATACTACTAGCGGCAAAGGAGAGGCGAGGAGATTTATCCGTTGACTCAATGATTGTGTCATCTCATTTGGCACAAATGAGGACATTCATGCTTCGTAGAGGCATTGAATTTTATGCAGAGCAAGATTCTTTTGGTAAACGTAGGGACTTTGTAGCCAAGCTCTGCGAAGAGAACATGCTTGAAATGAAGTTCGAAAGCATTGTTGATTATTTCTTGTGTGATGGCCAAGGTCTGTTTTATTTCAGGCCAGCAGGTGAAAGTTATCAGATTCTCTACTTCCCAAAAGATAGTTATCGGGCATATCGAGATCAAGCCGGTGATTTAGAGTCCTTAGTACTTGTTTACTCTTTCAATATCCAACAAACTACTGGATTGGGAGACAATCTACCAGGTGCAAACGGAGCAAATGGTAAAAAGAAATGGATTCAACTAAAAGTCTATAAAGATCGTATTGAACAAACCATTTCAGACGAGAAAATTGAATTCTCAAATCAAATGGGTGCAATGCCCTTTAAGATGCCTGGTCAAACAGAAGTATTGACTAATAGTCTTGGGTTTATTCCTGCAGTTGAAGTGTTTAATCACATGGACTGTACAGGTGAAGCAACAGGCAATGGAGAGTTTGATTGGTTAGCACATCAGATCCTGTATCACGATGAGTTGGTGCGTAACATCCGTAAGAACATGAAGTTCTTTGGAAATCCAACACTTATCTCCAGTCGTCCACGTCATGACATCCTTGATAGTGGTGATGACAATAGTTTCCGTCCAACCATTAGCTCTCAAGCAGGGTTTGCTCCTATTGGAGGCACTGGTAGATCCAGTACTCGTGTGAGTCAGCCCTTTGGGTCTGGAACACTTGATGGGCAGATCAAAGTTCCACGAGTTATTGCAAACCTTGAGCCAACTGATCGAGTTGGTTATATGACACCAGATAGTGTGTCTGGTGACCAAAATTTGTATGTCAAGCAGTATCGATCAGAGATTCGGCTAGCCCTTGGTGGTGTAGATGATATTGATATTAATACCGCTGCTACTGCATATGAAATTAAGACACTGTATGGACGTGTAGCGGCAACCGCTGAAAAGAAAGCACGAGCACTGTTTACTTATGGACTATGTCCTCTCTTCTCAATGATGATCTACGCAGAAGAGCGTAACTTTAATGATTCATTTGCGGCTGCAATGAAACTTGAAGAGCCTCTGCTGCCTCTGCCAGAAGAGTTTGAAGATAAGCAAGAGTATGAAAAAGCTTATGGTAAATATCAGGATAATTACCAGAAGTTTATCAATAAACGTGATAATGAGATGCGTGCTAAACTAGACGCAGGTGAAATACCCCCTGGTGTCACTGGCCTTGTTCCTGATGGAGCATCAAAAGTCAGTTGGCGTTGGATGGGAGAAGTCTTTGAAGAAAGTACTGAAGATCTGCTTAATAACAGTATCGTTGTTCGCAACCTTCAGGAATTGGGAGTTGATTCTATTGAAGCTCTCAAATATCTTTTCCCTGGAAAAACTGATGAAGAACGAGCTGCAATGTTAAGCGGCTTCCCCTTCAGAATGGTCCAACAAACACAACAAAGTATTAGTAGTTTTATTAATTTACTGGGGCAATTCTATCAACTGCCTCATCCGCAAATGCCAGATGTTCCTTTAGCATCTGACCCGAACCTTGATATGACAGGGTTCTTATATCGATCTTTAGAATTCTTACGTAAGGAGTTAAGTTACAGTGGAAGTTACAAGCCAGCAAGCACAAGCAGTATCCCCGACGAGCTCAGCAGCGCCGACCAACTACGTGCCGAGCGCGGCCAGCCAGTACGCGACGAACCAGTCCCCAACCTCCCCGGCATCAATGGGTCAGCCAATGGCGGCTCCTCAGGCACCGGTTTACCAGGCATCGGCCCAGGCCCCGCAGGCTTCGGCAGCAACTCAGGGCAATCCATGGCAGCAGGCGTTTCAGGCGCTCAGCGCAAGCCTGAATACGTCCAGCCCCTCCCAGGCCCAGGTTTCACCCTCGGCTTACCAGACAACACCAACGCCGCAGGCAACTACTCAACCCAGTTGGGCTTCAATGGCCCCACAGGTTCAGCAGATTTCGCAGCCCCAAGTTTCAACCCAGAGCTATACGGAATCCGACGTCAGCAGCCTGGTGCAGCAAGCGGTGCAGCACGGAGCCAGTCAGGCTCAGGATCAGTACCTAAGCGGAATCAGCGGAGAAAGTCTTGAAGTTCTTGAGCACTTTGGTGCTGAAGCCCCTGCTCTCCTGAACACATATGCCTGTGCAGTTGAAGATGCTCTGATCGAGCAAGTTCAGCGCGGCAACAATGTCCTCAGTGCATTCGAAGCTTCTACCGAAGAGAACGGTGCAATGAACCTGATGCTCACCAACCCTGATGTGTTGGCTGATTACGTCAATGAGTTCTTCGGTCCACAGGGTCCATACCCAACTGAGACCGCTGAAGAGACACAAGTCCGTCAGCAGACAGAAGCTCGTGCACAGTTCGAAGCTGAGATCCAAGCTCAAGAGCAAGGTCAAGTCCCACAGAACTTCCAGCGTCCTCAAATGGACATGCCTACCCCTGGCCGTCAGGTCAACCAGGCAAATGACTTCTGGGGTTCCTTCAGCGAAATGATGGATAGCTCCCCTGAGAACGCATGGCGTTACCTCTCACAGGCTCCTCAAGGTGCTCTGCAAGCTAAGGCCCTTATTCAAGACATGTAATGGGATACAACTCTGGCGCACGTGCAAGAGAACTAGGCATCGGCTCTCCGGGGTCGCTGCCTTCTAATCCAGATTTGGATTATGTCTTTCACGGCAAACTAACTCCTGAGGTCTTAGAAAAGGTCTTAGGTCGTAAGCCAACGTCAGAAGATATGGCTCAGGCTCTAGAGCTTGCCTCTAGACCTGAGAACAAAAACCTAGACATTTTTGTCAAAGAGCTACTTAAAGAAGGTGGTGCATACGCCTTAAAGAAAGACAAGGAAAAGCGAATGGCTGGAGAAGTTCTAGCCGGAGCTGGTGGACTAGCTGGTTTACTGGCAGCTATTGATTACGTAGATGGTCCTGAACAAGGACGTATTTAATTTACGTACAATATAGATAACAGAATTAAAGTTAATTGTAGACATGCTTAACTCACAAGAATTTCAACAAGGTATTCAGGCCCAGCAACTTGTTAGTAATGCTGGTCAACAAGCAATGACCAATGAAACCCAAGGACGGGTTGCACGGGAGGGTATGCAAAAGGTTCAAGGACTTAGTGCTGCACAAATTGCAAACCAGCAAAAGTCAGGTCATGTGGCTATGGCAATTCTTGCTTCAAAAGGACAAGACAGTGAAATGGCAAGGATGTCAGATCCAAACTACGCAGCAGCAAAAATGGCGTCTGTTGCACAACAGTCGCGACTTAAAGGATTAGCTTAATAGCAATTGATAGAATAAATAGAGATTCATAGTGTTGCCAAGTGAATACAAGAAAGGCTGGTGAACTAGCAAGTGATCCTGATATTTTTCAGGCTATTTGGAAACACCTAAAATCTGATGGTGTAGAAGATCAAGCTGCTAATCAAATGGCAGCAGAGATGGTTCACCATGGTGAAGACTTTGAAAGTTCGATTGAGCAATACGAACGTAATCTCACAAATTATAAAGAGAAAGGATATAACGAACATGCTGCACAAGCAATGGCAGTTGAATCTCTTGAGTCAGGAGAAAATCCAAAAGAGAGTACAAGATTTGCAGGAATATATAGTTGATAAATAACAATTAGGCTGATAGAATTAAATATAAGCGAAAATCAAATATGGCATCTACAAAGAGTACAGGAGATTCTGTCCGTGCATATCTCCGTGATATCGGACGTATTCCTTTACTTGAGCATGACGAAGAGATTTTGTTGGGCAGGCAAGTACAACGAATGATGGAGATTAGAGCTTGCGAAGACTTACTGCATAATCCCAGTAAAGATGAGTTGGCTAATTCTCTAGAAATGACAACAAAAGAACTTCGCAAGCAATTACGTGATGGAGAAAAAGCCAAAGACAAAATGGTTACTGCCAATCTCCGGCTTGTTGTATCAGTCGCCAAAAAATACACTAAGCGGAACATGGATTTACTGGATATCATCCAAGAGGGCACCATTGGCCTGGTTCGCGGTGTGGAGAAGTTTGATCCTGGTCGTGGTTACAAGTTTTCTACTTACGCCTACTGGTGGATCCGCCAAGGGATCACTCGCGCTATCGCTGAAAAATCGAGGGCGATTCGTTTACCAATCCATGTTACTGAGAACCTCAACAAACTTAAGAAAGCCCAGCGTGAACTAAGTCAGATCAATGGGCATTTGCCAAATGTTTTTGAACTATCTGAATATTTAAACTTAAAGGTAGATGAAATTAAAGATTTAATGTGCAAGGCTCGTCAACCTACCTCTCTAGAAATTAAAATTGGAGAGAATAGGGATACAGCATTGATTGATCTATTAGAAGATAAAACTCAACTGCCAGAAATGCTTTTGGAGCAGCAGTTTATTAAAGATGATATCCGTGAACTAATTACCGAGTTGCCTGAGATGCAAGCAGCTGTAATTAGTATGCGCTATGGGATTGGTGAAGATATTCTTGAACCAATGTCAATGACAGCTATTGGTCAAGTTTTAAACATGAGTCGTGATCGTGTAAGGACACTTGAACACAAGGCTCTAAAGAACCTGCGTGAAGAATCAGAATCTGTCAATGACTATCTTTAATACAATAGAGATAAAGAAGTGGTTCGACAATGGACGTCACAACTCAATTACTTAAGCAATATCAAACATATTCTGCGAGTGACAATACTAATCCAGATAGATATGCATCTAGCAAGTCACTAAACTATGCGACTGGTGCAAGTATTTCTAAAGCGGAAATCGCTGAAGTCAGTACTGTGCCCGTTACATTACAGTATGCAGATGCTGTTGGATTATATGGCGTTGAAAATCATTTCATTAAAGTCAACTTAAATATCATTGGTGACAATGTGCAGAAAGAGTACATGGAACCAGGATACATTAAAGCTGATATTAATTTTTTTGAGGAAGAGAATGATGTAGATTTCACAACTAGCAACCTTGACCAAGCTGGACCCGAGTTAGATGTAGGCTATAACTCTGCCGCAACTCCGCCTAATAGGCTACCTGCGATTGGTTTAGATGCTTATTTAAGTATTGACTTAAAAAACCTCAAAGCATCAAACATGTATAACAATGCATACTTAGACGTTCGTTTGTACACAAGCGAACATGAAGAGCATCCCCACGACCTGATGTATATCAAGCCACGTGACTTCTTTTATGTAGGCGTACACGCCAGAAACACTAGGCGCTTGCCATACAACATTCAGATTGATATTGGTAATGAATATAAATCACTCGAATCGATAAGTGACAAGAGTTATATCATGAAAACTTCTGACCGTCCTAGTTTCTAATCTTCTTTTTTAATAGCAGACTTATATTCTTTAGTAACTACTTTTTTTGAAGACTTTGTTTTTGGTGGAGTTGGTGCCTTAACCGCTTGCTTAATTGCAAAGGTAGGTTTAGTCGCTGCATCATGAGGCTTGACCGTCATGACCTTGCCACCACTCATAGTTGGCAGAACATAATGCTCTACAAGCTGTAGATCCTGAGTAAACAAGGCTGCACGCGTTACATTGCGAGATGCATAGAACGCAAAGTTCAATTCACCGTCGTGGTCAATACGCACAAAAGTACCGTTCGTAGACGCAACAGCAAGTTTCATCTTCTCGCCTTTTGCTGTCACATCAAAAATGGTGCAGTCAACATACTGAACTCCATTTGTTCCGTGCCACCATTCTTTGATCTTGTGAGTATCACCACCCCGCTTGGGACGAGTAAGCAAGAGTTCCTTGCCGGTGTGTTTTTTAACATCTTTCACACCATTAAGAATAAGACTATCAGCCATTTTTGCTATTACAACTTTCTTCTATTTTAGTCCATTTAAGATTACAAGCAGAGTTGTTGTGTTTATGTCCGTCAACGTGTGCGACACGACTACATGCTTTTGTTCTACCAGGCATTGTCAGTGGAGGTTTTAAAAATGCGAGGGCAACTAATTTATGCACTGTGACAGTTACGGTTCTTTTTCTCCCAATCCTTTGAGTAAGATTGACCTGCATATAACCGTTCTTATTTTTACGTTGCTTTAGAAGCTTTTCGGCCTTACCTTTTGTGCTTTTGATTTCACCTACTGAGTTGATGTAATACTCAATGCAGCATTCATATCCAGGAAGGAGATGTATAGGTGTCCAAATTTTATCATCTATAAATTCCATAACCACAAAATATTGGGGTATATAGTTAAAAGTATAGCAATAACAAGTACTATCGTTATATGTGACTAAGTCGAAGTCACTTATAAACTTTTAGCTTACGGAGTATTAATCCATGTGGATTGATAATGATTTTCCGAAGCTTCTTGGTGCAGAACTTTACCGTCCTCATCCTGCCTACATCATTGAGATGGCAGTTGAGCCAGTAGTTGTACACGATTTCTCTAAGCAGCCCGGCCAGACCGTACAGCTTGATCGTTACCGCTTCTGGGGTAAGCCTGGTACTAAGGAGTCCCGTGAGCGGACTGCTGATCAAACACTTGGATCCGCCTCCGCACGCAACATCGTTAAGGACAAAGTGCTCGTGACTCTTCGTGAGTACACCGGCCCTGCTGATTCTCGCGATGCTTCACAGCCTTCTACTTTCAAGGTGGCTCGTGAAACCCTGATCACTGCTCAGCGTCTGCTGCTTGATACCGGCAACCTGAATGTCTTCCACCAGAGCATTGGTTCTTTGACCTTGCTGGATGACTATCGCCGTTGGCGTGATCGTGTCTTCGCAAACGAACTGCTGAAGGCAGAAGCTGCTGGTCAAGCCAGCAAAGATCAAGGTGGTTACTACCTGCCCGGCGGTAAGGCCAAGGGCGGTGCTGGTGGCACCTTGGGTGTGACTTACGCCGCTGGCGAGTCCGCCAAATTCGATGTCAAGACTGACCTTCTCGAAGTGGTCAAGGACATGCGTAAGCGCAACGTTCCTACCTTCGCTGATGGTTACTACCGCTGCATCGTGGATCCAACCGCAATGATGCACCTGCGTCAGAACGCCGACTTCCGCGAGATTGCACGTTATCCGGGTCAAGGGATTGTTAATCCTATGAACCCTGCTGAGGCTCCCAACGCCAACTTCTACCAAGGTATGGGACCTGCTTACGGTCAAGCTGGCTTTGTTGCCGGTCAGCCCGTTATGCCTACTGGCTTCCTCTTTGAGGGTGTCCGTTGGTTCGAGTCCACCAACCTGCCAGAAACTACTTACAACCTGGTTGTAACTGATGAGGCCGGTGGCGCTGCTGATTACACAGCTTCGCAACTTGTCTTCTTCGGTCCTCAGGCCGTGGGTGTGGGTATTGGTGGTAACAACGCTCAGATTCTGTTGAACAACAACGACGACTTCAGCCGTTTCATCATCATGATCTGGTCGCTGTTTGCCGGTTTTGAAACGCTTAATCGCGATTTCATTACGGTTGGTTACTCTTTCGTTTATTGATAGGAGCTAACTAACTATGTCCGTAATTTTTCCCGGTAATTATGTAGCCCACCTGAACGCATATCGCGAACAGGGTGTTGAGGCTCTCCCAGGTGTTGAGTTCTACCGCATCGTCGGTGCACTCGTCCTAGATCCTGACAACGCTGGAACTCTTTCCGGTGGTGTTCTGTCAGCTGGCACCTACAACCTGAAGGTTCTGTCCCCTGACCTCCGTCAGGATGACAAGCCCCGTACTGATAAAGCATTCGTGATCCCTAAGGATTCCGTTGTTTATCGCACTGCATTGAACGCACCTGGCGTCAAAGCTGCTGCATCTGGTAACACCGTCAAGATCGTTGCTCTTGGTAGTAACGCTCCTGGTGACACTGGTAGTGAAGTAACTCTGACCGCAGGCACTGACAAGTTCTTCCCTGCGAATGGCGCTGCCTCCGCAATGTTGGGCATTATCAATGGCACTGCAGTCAGCACCTCTGCTGACACTGCTGTTCAAGTCATCACTTCTGCCAACTTCACTGCTGAGCAGAACCCTTCTGCCGGTGCAGACCGTAATAGCCCCTCCGCCATCTTGGTCGAGATTTGCTACTACCGTCCCGCTCCCGCACCTGACACCAGTGATGCTCATATTCCTTTCGGAATTGAAGCTGGTCAAGGCACCTGATAATCAATATCAGATAACAAGAGCGTCTCTTATGAGGCGCTTTTTTTGTGCCTATAATATGAAAAGGAATACCCCAAAAATATGGCTGAACAAAAGTTATTTCAAGATAGTAAGACTGGCAAACTAGTTGAGTTTATCAGTACTCACGATAAAGAATTTGCGATGGTAAAAGATGCTGGAGGTAACGTCACATTTATGACATTGGAACAACTTGTACCCTATGACCGTGAAAAAGGTCGGATGGTCAAGATTGCACAATTAGAACAGGAACTACCAGAAGAGCCACTGCCTGATCCAATTGTTCCTATTGAAGATATGCGATTGAATCTGAACGCAGCTCCTGCTGAACAGATTGCAAAACGCCTACCTGGTGTGGGCTTTGCTACAGCTAAAAAAATTGTTGAACTACGTATGTCTTTGAGTGGCGAACGCTTTGCTAATCTCAAACAACTTGAGAATATTCCACGAGTTAACTGGGACCAACTAATTGAAGAGGACTTAATCTTTATTAGTTAAACTAGTATTACCAAAGAAAGTGTGGTAATGGCAATTAACCTAGAAGATGCGTTACTAGCTAAGGCGCAATTAGATCAACAAAACCAAATGGGTATGGGAACTGCTGCCTTATTAGGTGGTGGTGCTGGTGCTTTAGTAGGCGCTACTGCAGGCGCTGTCCCACATTCCATTGGACTACAAATTAATAAATTAAAAGATCGTCTAGCAGAAGGGCAAGGACTAGTACGAGGTCCAATGCAGAAAGTAAAAACAGCAGTAAGACCAGGTCCTCGCATGGCAGGTGGATTAGTCGGTGCACTCTTAGGTGGTGGATTAGGGGCAGCTGCACAACAAGCTGCTATGCAAAATTCACCAGCTGCCGTGCTGTTAGCCAAACTACAGACCGAGGGATCACTAAGTCCGTCTGAAACTCAGCAACTTCAATCTGTTCTTGCTGATACGTACAGCAACATCACAGGAATTGCGTAATGGAACTAGACGATTATCTAAAATCAAAAACTAGATTTCACCTTGGATTTAATGCAGGAGCACAGATCCCTGCAGGTGATCGCTCTCGTTTAGAAGAGGCCATGGCGCTTGTACCAGATAACTATTGGTATGAGCAGATTGCTTATCACATCAAACGTTGTGACATTGCATGGAGAGCGAGTGCTGCCATTCCAGATGACTACTTTGATGCAGGTGGTAGAAGGACGCTCAACCCATCACGTCAAGAGATTATTTCTGGAGACGTAGATCGAGTAATTAATACTTCTGATCCTCTTAAAGGTGATGAGTATTTTCGAGAAATTTATTTGCGAGAAGTAGATCGATTAGCAGAAACCTTGTACGTTCCAAACTATCGACGACCAGAAACAAGACGATATGCATTTGAACGTGCTGGTGCAGAGTTTATCTTGGCAGTACCAGGCCCTGCAGATACAGCAGTTGGCACAAGGATGATGCTAAGCACAAGTTGGTGTTAAGTGTAGAATAGTCTTAGGATTTAAACCATACAATTATGCATGCCGTAAATACACACGGTGCTCCTAAAATTACCATGAATAGTCAGGAAGCTGACTATCAGATGAAGCTTAAGCAAGCACAGGCTCAAGCAGACGGTAATCCTTATGTTGGAGGAGTACAACCAGAAACAAGCACTGGTGAACCCATGCCTGACGAAAGGTTTGAAAAACCTCAATCTGAAGCACCACAACAAAATGATATGGCTTCTGACGCATTAGACAGAAAGCTGGCTATGTATCGGAATGCTGTTGGTAATTCAGATGATGGTAACAATGATCGTCAACAAACTACGAGGATTTGATAATGGCTAGAAGTAAAGTACAACAGAACTCAATCAACCTAGATCCTAATCGGGAGAAGATCTCAGTCAATATGTCATTGACACCTGGAGATCCTTCAACACAGATGAACAATCCAGACAACGTTCTTAATTTTGGTCCACAGCTTAGTGCTATGCCTCAGGGACCAAATGGATTGACTGTGAATAAGTTTCCTTATCAAGATAAGGGTCTAGTCAATGCAACTCAATTGGGAGCTATTGACCCTGCAATGGTCGGACGTTCACAAGTTCCTACGTCAATGCCACTTGGCCGTGGCTATCAAGGTAATACACCATTTGGAGCCGTGAACACTTTGCAAGCTCCTGCCGACTATATGGCAGCAGTAGGCATTAACACAGGGCCAGGAATGGCAGATAAACCACAAAGTGCAATGGGCCTAACTGGTCAGCCAGCAATGATGCCGGATCCAATGGCAATGGTGCCTGGTAGCACTAAAACAACTATTGCCAAGAAAGGTAAATCAAACAAAGGTAATGCATAATGGCTTCTACATCTACTAATAAGCAACCGTTACTAGTCGATAATGTATTGCATTCAATCGTTGACCTACAAGGTGCAACTGTTGAACAAACATCCGTAATCACAATTGGTGGTTCGAACGGTGCAAAATTAATTGTTGATTGTACATCAAATGATGGAGCTATCATCGGTGAAATATATGCACTAGCTCGTCAGACAACTACTGCATATACCATTAATTTGTATTTTGCAAGCACAACAACACAGCTATCGCCCGGTGATGCGTTGTTCGTTGGAACCTTTAATGGTGGGACAACTGAAGGAATTAAAACAGTATATGGCGCATTGCCATATGTTTTAAATCCAGTGCCCGGAGTAGGTTCAACGGATTCAGGTATTGTAATTGGAACACAATTTCAAGCACTGTACATACCTAAAGGCAAAGCACTATGGGCTGCAGTTAAGAAACAAAGTGCTAATGACACTGCTACCGAAGCTCCACTGCTTGGTGCACACGGAGGATTCTATTAATGCCAAGAAAGCAAAACGGCTTTGGTAACCCAAGTAATTTTGCTTTTAAATCCTTTGGTCGTTTAGATAAAGGCAAAGGAGCTGGTGCTGTAGGGTATTACCCTGGTGACCGTCAATTTGGTTCAATTGTTCAACGCTCTGTCATTGAGAAATGGAACTTAGATAGTGATTGGGTAAAATGGCGCAAAGGGTTTGAAATATACAATAGAGCTGCTTGGGAACGATTAAAAATCAAAGATCCAACATATAATCCATTTGCAGAGACTACAGAGACAAATAAGCCTTTTAAAAATGCATTAATAACCTCAACCCTGTTTAAAGGATTGCCGTATGAAATAGAGAATACATTTGTGGGGTATGAGTATCCAACAGCAAATGCTGATTCAAATACTTATTATGTAGTCAAGAAAAATCAAGAGAGCAAAACTCTTGGGACAATTACTAGTATTTACAATAATCCTCAAACCTATCCTGACAACAGGTTGAATCATGAGGTGTATGTAAAAATAAATCCAGACGCAACAAACAAAAGTCTTCTAGTCCAAATGATTGGTGATCGCTTATCAGATGGACCATTAACGCAAAACAATAGAACCGAGGCAACACTTAAGAGAGTGCTCACTTCCGATGAATTACCAAGTGTATATAACGGTAAGACATTGCTAAAAATCCAAGAGAACACAATTAACTTTACTCAAGAAAAAACAACCATTAAAGTAAAAATCCCTATATCAGACATATCATTATCATCAAGCACTGGAGAGTTCACTCCTAACCAGGGTATTAACTACAGGGAAAAGGACGATCCAGCCCAACTTGATATATTGAATAATCCAGAATTGCTTGATGGACGAGTGATTTACGTCGATAATTTTTTTATTGAAAAACAGATAGCTAATTTAGACATAGCCACCTATTCGGATGACAGCTATTATTTTCAGTTGAAACTAAAGGAAACTGAATCAGGACAAAAATTAGTTGCTTTAGATCAAGGTGTTAACGCTTTGCCTCCTGCAATGCTTGACCTCACAGGGCTGCCCACAGTCTTTAGTACTACAAATGCAGAGCTAACAATTGAGGGTTCGTATGTGTTTAATAAGGCTGATTATCAACGATACTTTCCCGGTATTTATTTTGATGCAGCATTTATTGGAGACAAAGTAGAATCAATTTCATACTCGATACTTCCATTTATAGTTAAAAAAAGTGATATTGTAAATGGTAATTTTATCTTTGAAGCAATACCGTATTTCTCGGAAATTAGTTTGTACCCAAGTTTAGATGATGGAACGACATTAGTTTTCTCAGACAACAGTTTTGCTAAGACTTTTACGACTGATACTAAATGGACGAACTTAGACACGGATGTAGATCCTTGGATGGATGATGTGTTTTCTATAGGTGCAACCCTTACACCTGCAAATATGTATTCTTGTAGTTGTCCGAATTTTTCGCAATCATTATTGAGCATGCCTCAATCAAATCAGAATGAGGATACACGAAAAACAAATAGACAGAATCGTTATCCCTTACCAACAGCACAAAGTCAAAATGACTATCAAGCCTCTGGTCAATCAGTTGTAGCTGGCAAAGCAAATAGCTGGGAATCAGAAGCGCATCGCTTAAGTTTTAAACTATGCAAGCATACAATTGCCACGATGTTCAATGAGAATATCAAAGTCATAGAACCAAATAAATATCCTACGTTAGAAGCGCGTGAGGGTTTTGAGGAGAAGCTTGCAAAAAATATACAGGAAACATATGATAACTTTGATCGCTCATATAGGCGCACGGGTATTTCTATATCAGAGATAGTTTTTTCATTATCAAAAGCTTTAAATCTAAACTCTACTAAAACTGCTTATATGGTGTTTGATGGCAAGCAATAAAGATATACGTTATCGTGAGGAATAAGAGTAAGATAGATTCTTATGTTTAAGTCAGAAGATTATCAGCTTCCGCTTGAAAAAGTACTTACACTAAGAGTAATTACTGATGATATTGAGTCATGCAAAGACGTTGGGGTACTACAGAATAGTCTGAAAGATACGACCAAATTACTAATGACTTATCAGCATATGCTTGGAAAGGTCTTGCAAGATCAGATACATGCAAATTTAGCCAAGATGTTTGATGAAGATAGTATAAATGATAAAAGCTAAAATAGATATATCAAGAAGATAGTCTAGGGCGTTCTCGATGAAGATTCAATTAAAGCACTCTAATGTTTTAGACAGTAGTTCGGCAAAACAACCAACAGCACCAAACATGCTGGATGGTGAATTAGCTGTTAATTTTAATGCGAACGATCCTGCAATCTTTATCAAAGATAGCAATGGTAATATTGTACGAATTGCTGGTAAAGATAACCTATCATTTACTGGATATGAAGCAGCAATACAAGCTGCTTCGACACCCCCTGCAGGGCTAGAAGCAGGTAATCTATATTTTGATACTGATGATAATAGACTTTACTATTACTACAACAATGGCACAACTACCCAGTGGGTAGATGCTAGTACTGAGAAATTTGATACAAACCTAATACCTGATCCATCAAACTTAAGTCACCAGTCAGGGACATTAGATGACCGTTACGTGAATTCTAACGGTGATACGATGACAGGAAATCTTGTCTTGAATGCAGGCGTAAATCTAAATTCATCGGATGTATATCTCAACAACGGTAAGGTGGTGTTTGAGGGGGCAAATGCAAATGCGCATGAGATTCGATTAACAGTTATTGAACCTACTGCTGACAGAGTTTTATCACTGCCTGACACAACGGGAACTCTGGTGTCTACAGGTGATACAGGTACTGTCACCAGTACAATGATTGCAGACGGCACACTGCAAGATTCAGATGTAAGTAGTAGTGCAGCTATAGCGCTTTCTAAGTTGGCAACAGGGAGCCTTCCAACAGGTATTACTGTAGCTAGTTCAAATATTGCCGATGGAACAATTGTAGATGCAGATATAAATTCATCAGCAGCGATTGCTTTAACTAAGCTTGGCACGGGAGCATTACCTTCAGGGATCACGATTACTTCCTCTAGTATTGCTGGTGGTGTATCTCCAAGTGATATTGCTGCAGGAGCATTGCCAAACAATGTAACGATTACATCAACTAATATTGTCGATGGCAGTATTGTCAATGCTGATATTAGTGGTTCTGCTGACATTCAAGTTAGTAAATTAGCTGACGGCAATGCCTATCAATTACTTCAAACAAATGCTGCTGGCAACGATGTTGAGTGGTCATCCAACATTGATGTGCCTGGGACACTTGATGTAACAGGAATATCTACGTTTGACAGCAACGTGAGCGTGGCAGGTAATTTATCTGTAACAGGTTCGACAGTTTCGCTGGATGCAAATATCGTTACGATCAAGGATGGAAATATACAACTAGGTGTTGTTACCACACCTACAGATACAACTGCCGATGGCGGTGGAATAACACTAAAGGGATCTACAGATAAAACGTTGTCATGGGTAAACAGCACGAATGCCTGGACATCCAGCGAACACTTTAATTTAGTTTCAGGTAAAGCTTATTACATTAATGGTTCTGAAGTCTTAAATACCTCGTCCCTTGGTAGTGGTGTTACAGGATCAAGCTTGACTGGACTAGGCACAATTAGTACAGGCGTATGGCAAGGCTCCCAAATTGTCGATACTTACTTAGCAACGATTACAGCAGCAGGTAAAATTGCTAATTCGGCTACAACCGCAACGAATTTGAATTCAGGAAACGCAATTGTTTCACGCGATGGTTCAGGTGATTTCACTGCTCGTAATATTACTGCAGACTTAATAGGAAATGCTTCAACTGCTTCTACACTTGAAACTGCAAGAACCATATCTCTTACTGGAGATCTAACTGGTTCAGTGAGTTTTGATGGTTCAGCTGATGTCTCTATCACCACAAGTGCCACATTTCTTGGAACAACAAACCTTTCTTATGACATAGCTAATAGACAGGTTAAATCAGACACCGGAACTGATGCCACAATTCCAGTTTTTAGTAGTAGTGCTGCAGGTCTTACAGGAGCTTCCGGTGGGGGATCAGTTAATTACTTAAGAGCGGATGGTACATGGGCCTCACCGCCAGGAACGCCTACTAATCTAGGTTTTACTACAGGCACATCCACTATTACATCTAGTACGGGTACTGGCGTTGCACTTCCTACGTTTACTTCAACGATCAACGGTTTAGTCCCATACTCAGGTGGAGGAACACAGAAGTTTCTGCGTGCTGACGGTAGCTGGATTACTGTTGGTAGTCGTCAAACATTTGTTGGTACAGCTGCTCCCTCATCAGCAAATGAAGGTGATCAGTGGTATGACTCGGATGAGGGTCGAACGTATATTTACTACGTGGATACAGATTCAAGCCAATGGGTCGAAGGAAACCCAAGTTGGAACGGTGGTATTCCGATTGGGTCAGTTACTCCTAGTTACTTAAGCACTGGTGGTCCGAACTGGGATACATCCGGTAATGTTGGAATTGGTACAACTACACCCGGAGATAAACTAGAAATTGATGGTGATGGAGCCGGTATTATTATTAGATCTCCAGACAGTACACGATATAGGATCACTGTGAGTAATGCAGGTAGTCTTACAGTGGCAGCAGTCTAACTTAGATAAATACAGTAGAATCTTTATAGCTGATTTATATAAATGCCTTGCAAAAAAACAGATCTTATATCTGCTATTAATTCATTTGGTGCCGCAAGAGCAAGTGGTGATAATACATTACTAGCATTTAGCGTAAACCTAGTGCAAAGCCTGATTGATACTCTTGACTTTGCAGGAGAAACTGAGATAACGAACACTCAAGTTAAAGATCAAAACGAAACCAAAGAGGAAGTCGAATAGCAAATTTAGATATACTAAAGATACATTGTTGATGTCATCGACCTGCAGGGAGTGCAATAATGGCCGCTATTCAGTTTCCAAATAATCCTAGTGCAGGCGATCTATTTGTTGCTGGCAATGGTATTCGCTATACGTACGATGGTGAAAAGTGGAAAACACTTGGAACTTCGACTGTTGGAACAGAAGGTCAATTTCTAGAGACACCTACAGTACTTACAATTAATAAGGTCATTGCTGCTAACACCAATACAGGTGCAGTAGGGGCTCTTGCAATTAACACAGGTGTTGTATTAACAGTTCCTTCGAGTTCTACTTTTAGAACTCTTACAGGTAAGTCTGGGACAGGAGGAGGTGCAGATGGTCTACCAATTACTGGTGGAACAATGACAGGGTTTCTAACCCTCAATGGAGATCCAACAGCAATTCTGCACGCTGCAACCAAACAGTACGTTGATTCAAAAGCTGTACTTGTTGCCGATGGTGGCAACTTTGATAGTGGTGCTTCATTGGTATCAACATCAACAACATATGACGGAGGTTCGTTCGACTAATGCCTACACCTACTAATAGAACTCCTCTGCGGATTGCACGAGGTACATATGCAAATTTAAACGGATCAGTATCTGATATCCAGGAAGGGGAGATCTGTTACGCAACTGATCAAGACAAGCTATACGTAAAGGAAGGTGCAGCCTTAGTTTCTACACAGGCAAATGTGCCTGCTGCAGTGGCTGTAACAAACGCTGCACAGACATTCACTGCTGCACAACGTGGAACAATTACTACATTGACAGATGGGGCAACTGTTACTCCAGACTTTGCTGTTACTAACAACTACAAAATTGAGTTAGGCGGAAACAGGACACTAGCTAATCCTACAAATCTTACTGCTGGACAATCAGGCGTAATTGTAATTAGTCAAGATAGTACAGGTAGTAGGACATTAGCGTTTGGAAGTTATTGGAAATTTGCAGGTGGTACAGCACCAACACTTACTACGACAGCGAGTGCATCTGATGTAATCGTGTATTTCGTGGACTCTACAACTCGCATTACTGCACAAGTACTACTGAACGTATCATGATTCCAGGATCTGCTAATCCATTACTTCTAGGTCAAACTGGCACTGGTGGCTACGAGATCGAACGTAGTCTTAGGTTTAACTCAGGTGATTCTGCGTATTTAAATAGAACCCCAAGTTCTGTAGGTAATCGTAAGACTTTTACGTTGAGCGCATGGGTGAAAGCACCTGCCATAGCTAACACTCAACAAATAATTCTTAGCTCAAGCTCAGGGTCAACTCCTTACACATCGATCGACTTTAGGGATAATAACCTCAGGGTTATCGAGTGGGATGGATCTAATATTACATATCAGCTTAAAACAAATGCCGTTCTACGTGATGTATCAGCCTGGTATCACGTTGTATTTGCAGTAGATACTACACAATCCACTACTGCAGATAGAGTAAAAATTTATGTAAATGGCGTTCAAGAAACAAGTTTTGCAACTACTAACTACCCATCACAAAACCACGATACACACATCAATAACAGCACACTTCACTATATAGGAAGTAATGCTGCTACCTCGTATAACGGTTTTCTTAATTGTTACCTAGCCGACGTACATTTCATTGATGGTCAAGCATTAGCACCAACAGATTTTGGTGAGACTGATGACAACGGTGTGTGGCAGCCGAAGAAGTTTGCTGGGACGTATGGGACACCCGCATCCACTGTTCTTGTAGGATCACCCTCTTATCCCTCTAGTTTTACATCTAGTGGAAACAAAACAAGCGACCAAACTGGCTTGTCATTTGGTTCATGGTCAGGAACGTACACAGGTGCAGAAACAAAAATTTTTAAAAATAGCAATACAGCCGCGTTCTCATTGCAACTTAGTTTGGCTGGACCGACAACTGATCGTTTACTTTGGTATTCAGATAATGCAACTGACTGGACATATGTTGGCAATGTATCAAGCTTAAGTAATCCATACACTTTGTCTGGACATAAGTATTATGCTACTTCAGAAGGAAGTGGAGGTGCAACTGTCACAGCATCAAGTCCAGCTACTGGAGTAAACTCTTTCTACCTGCCGTTTACAGACAACAGCAGCGCTGGAGCCCTTGGATACGATGCTGCGGTAACCGCTCCAACGCTAAATCCCAAAGGCGGGATGGACGTGGTGACCTACACAGGCACAGGTAGCACACAATCAATATCGTCGCTCGCTTTCCAACCAGATTTCATCTGGTTGAAGAATCGCGATGATGCTAATGGCTGGCATCAGTTTCGTGACGTTGTAAGAGGCGGCGACAAGAATTTGGCAAGTAATTCTACTATTGCCGAAACAGATGCAAGCAGCAAAAACGTAATTTTCAATTCAAATGGATTTACATTAACTGGAACGACAGGATCAGCAGATGACAATCAGTCTGGCGATGACTATGTAGCCTGGTGTTGGAAGGCTGGTGGCGCTGCAGTATCAAACACTGACGGAAGTTTGAATAGTCAAGTAAGTGCAAACAATGACTATGGATTTAGTATTGTTAGCTATACTGGTGGCCGTTCAAGTGCTGGCAATAACACCGTAGGCCACGGCCTTTCAAGTGCTCCAAAGCTTGTCATAACTAAATCTAGAGCCTCTAATTCTGATTGGGTAATTCAAAGTCCCCTCCTTTCTGCCAATAAAGTTTTATTCTTTAAAGACTGGGCCGAATACGATATTTCGTCAGGTGGTTCGCTATCAGACCCAACTAACAGTGTTTTTAGCACAAATTATTTTACAGGCTTAGATACTTCAGGCGATAACCTAATTGCATATTGCTGGTCTGAAGTTGCCGGATTTAGCAAGTTTGGATTGTTTACTTCGGCAACAAATGGCACGACTGTAGATTGTGGGTTCAAGCCTAGATATATTTTAATTAAATCAACAGGCACCGGGAGTTGGGCAATCCACGATGTAGCAAGAAATAACTTTGGCAGCTATTTATTGCCAGACACAAACGGGGCAGAAGGTAGTAACAGTGATTTTACTGTTACTGACACAGGCTTTACGTTTGACAACAACTCAAACGGAACAACATTTATCTACGCAGCATATGCGGACCGGCCAGGAAACAACTGGACGCCGAATAACTTAAGTGCTGGCATTGACCTCAACCCAACAGCCAAGCAAAACTTTGATGTTGTTACTTACACCGGCAATGGTGGCACACAGTCAGTTACAGGATTATCGTTCCAGCCAGATCTTATTTGGTGCAAAACAAGGAGTAATGCTGTTGATCACAAACTGGCCGATTCGGTTAGAGGCTTTACCAAAATTCTTGAGTCCAACCAAACTCGTGCTGAAGTAACTGATACTAATGCCATTACGGCGGTTGGCTCCAGTGGGTTTACTCTTGGTTCTGGCGGGGATTACAACAGCAATGGCAGGACATATGTAGCCTGGTGCTGGAAGGCCGGTGGAGCGCTGCGGTCGTCAAATACAGATGGAACGTTAACAAGTTCTGTAAGTGCAAATACGACTTACGGGTTTTCAGTTGGAACTTATACAGGCAGCTATTCATCACAACCAACTTCGCTTGATACAGTTGGGCATGGCCTTGGGGCGGTGCCTGCGCTCATCATATCTAAGTCTAAAAGCGGCGCATCAAACTGGCATGTTTGGCATAGCTCCTTAGCCAACAATGAATACATTAGGCTTAACAGCGGTGATGCAAAAGCAACAGCCTCCTCTGGCGCGGGAGGATCAATAGCGACAGCACCTACCTCAACTGTTTTCCCTACTTATTACATTGGAGGAAGCAATAATGGTTCAAGTGATAATCTTGTGTTCTACTGCTGGTCTGAAGTTGCCGGATTTTCCAAGTTTGGATCGTACACAGGTAATGGTTCTTCAACAGGCCCAGTAGTAACGACCGGCTTTAAGCCAAGATTGCTGATGGTGAAAGGCTCTTCTCATGCGAGTAATTGGAACATTGTTGATACGGCTAGAAGCCCATCAAATCCTCAATCAAATATCTTGCGCGCTAATTCTTCTGCTGCCGAGTTTTCTACTCCTACGGGTCAATATGGTCTCGCCTTTGACGCATTAGATGATGGTTTTCAGTTGAAAAGTGGCAGTTCCACGAACGATGTCAACCAGACTGGCGAGACTTACATCTACGCAGCATTTGCGGCGTCAATTCCTGGTGATCCAGATAACGACTCCCTAGTTGACACCCCAAGCAACGCGGCAGATCCTACAGACACTGGAGCGGGCGGCGAAGTAACAGGCAACTATGCGACATTAAATCCTTTAGCAAAGGCTAGTGGTCTTGGCACAAGTAACGGAAACTTAGATGCATCTGGAAGTGCTATTCACGGTTGCGTTGCATCTACAATTTTTGCACATTCTGGAAAATACTACTGCGAATATACGTTAACTGCTTATCAAAATGATACCGCTGTTGGAGTTGTTTCAACGGATGTAAACACCAGCGAAGACTGGGTAGGTGAGCAGAGTTATACCGTTGGGTATCTTGCTGATGGTCGTGTTTTTCAAAATGCATCAGCAACAACTTACGACTCGTACTCAGCGGGTGATGTTATTGGAGTCGCATTTGATGCAGATACTGGTAAGGTGTGGTTTGCTAAAAACAATAGTTGGCTTAACTCAGGTAATCCTTCTGCAGGTACCAATGAAGTTAAGACTATTACTGGAGGTAAACCTCTTGGTGTTGCCTTCCGTGGGGTAGGCGGAACCGGATCGTTTAACTTCGGTCAACGGCAATTCGCCTTTAGCGCCCCTACTAATTTCCAAACTTTAAATACTGCTTCGTTACCGACCCCAACGATTGCGGATGGTAGTAAGTATTTTGATACGAAATTATTTACTGGCACGGGCTCAACACAAGCCTTAACTATGGCTAATTCTGCGCTGTCACCAGATTTTGTGTGGATAAAAAATAGAAACTCTACATACCAACATCTTTTGTTTGACGCAGTCAGGGGCGCTACAAAGTACCTTAAATCTGATGCGACATCAGCAGAGCAAACAAATGGATCAACACTTGCATCTTTTGATTCAAATGGTTTTACCTTAGGAGGAGACAATGAAATAAATCGCAGCTCTTATACATACGCGAGTTGGGCCTGGGACGCCGGAGATTCCAACACAACGATTGCTGCTAGTAGTTTAAATAGCTCGTCGTATAACCAGAGTGCCGTTTGGAGTGGGATGTTCTCACCTGCCGTTTCTACAAGTGGTCAAGAAACTCGTGCCTTTGATGGCACCATCGGTGCCCAAGGTGGCTATTTGAATGGTGGTGGCAGTTGGGTTCCTACTGGCGGACTTACTTATTACTCAACAGTTGAAGTTTACGACGCTGTAGACCAAAAATACGCAATTAACGGTGGCACGCAATCAGCGATTGCTCTTAATCAATGGGTCACTATTGCATCAACTTCTAACTCTAGTGGTGCAACTCTTACTTCAATTGATTTTACTCGTATATCAAGTGCATCTACGACTCATACTCCTGCAGGTATCAGAATTGATGGCAAGCTTCTTGTGGACCAAGGAGTGTCAGTAACGAACCTCCCATCAATCGCATCAACAGTCAGAGCCAACCCAAGTGCTGGGTTCAGTATTGTTACTTATACCGGAAATGGCACAGGTGGAGCAACATTCGGCCATGGTTTAAATGCGGACCTAGGCATGTGTATCATTGCTTGTCGCAATACAACAAATTATTGGGATACTTGGCACTCTGGATATTACGTTGCTGGAAGTAAAAATTATATAAGATTGCAGTCAACTGCAGCTGCAGGATACGCTTCCGATATGTTTGGAACGCCTACATCTTCGGTTGTGACTTTAGGGTCGTCCGGATCAATGAATGGGAGCGGCAACACTTACGTCGCCTACTGCTTCGCACCTGTCGAAGGGTATAGCGCAATGGGTAGCTACGAAGGTTTAGGTACGGCTGGAGGAGCATTTGTATTCCTAGGTTTCCGACCTGCGCTATTAATTGTAAAAGATGTTGATGGTACTTGGGACTGGTATATGTATGATGCTGTTAGAAACACTTATAATGTTGTCAATAATGTTTTAAGACCAAGTGGTAGCAACGCAGAAGAATCACATGGAACAAATAACACGTTTGATTTTCTTTCGAATGGCTTTAAAGTAAGAGGTTCTACTTCTCAATCTGAACCTACTAACTACTCGGGTCACACGTATATTTATTATGCCGTAGCAGAAAACCCGTTCCAGGCTAATGGCGGTCTTGCTCGTTAATTATATACATAGACTAATATCTACTACAATAGATTTAGAGAATTGATGCCTAGTATTTAATTATGGCTTACGGGAAAATTAAAGTTGATACCTTAGTTTATGACAACAGTGGAAGCGATGTAGAACTGTCGGTATCTGCTATTACAGCAGGTGGAAGTCTAAGTAACTACGCACTTCTTGCAGGGGCTACATTTACTGGAGACGTCAACTTTGACGGAGAGCTTGTAGCTAAAGGTGATGCAACAAATGGCTCCGGCCAAATTACCTTGAATTGTGAAAATAACTCACACGGTGTAAAGATTAAAGGACCCCCACATAGTGCAGCTGCCACATATACTTTAACCCTTCCGAATAACACAGGTACTAATAATCAGTTCCTCACTACCAACGGTAGTGGCGTACTCTCTTGGAGTAGCCCTGCTGGTGGTGTATCACTATCAGTTGCAAATACTTGGACTGCAGGACAACGTGCAGAAATTACAACACTTACAGATGGGGCAACCATCACGCCAGATCTAAATGATTCTAATAACTACGTTGTAGTTCTGGCAGGCAATCGAACAATTGCTAATCCAACGAACATTACAGCTGGACAATCAGGTTCAATCTTTGTAACACAAGATGGAACAGGAAGTCGTACAGCAAGTTGGGGCTCTTATTGGGATTGGGCAGGCGGTACAGCACCCACACTTTCAACCGGAGCCAGTCAGGTAGATCGTATCGATTACATCGTACGTAGCTCTACATCAATTCAAGCCGTCGCTACCCTTAATTACTCATGAGTTTCGTAGGAAGCAATATACTCGCTGGTGCCTCTGGACAAGGAGGCGCAGGTGGCTACGAGATCGAACGTAGTCTTAGGTTTAATGGGTCAGGTGATTCAAGATGGAGTTGCGTATCTCTTGTAATAAATGCATTAAATAGAACCCCAAGTTCTGCAGGTAATCGCAAGACGTGGACTTGGAGCAAAATGTTGGTTGGGTAAAGTAACTCACTTTATCTTAACAGCTAGTGCTGGTAGTCCACAGTGGTACACGGTAACTGGAGTTAGTAATCTTACTTCAATTGGCATCGGTAATAATGGAACCAGATGGTCATCACTACATAAGATTGAGGTTGACGGAACTGTTCTTACAGACGCTACCGTTGGACGAAACTCCTTCCACCTCCCCTTCACTGACAACAGTTCAAACGCTGCGCTTGGTACGGACACAAGTGGCAACAGCAATACGTGGACTGTTAATAACTTAATTGCAACTGGTGGTGCATTAATTTCCAAAGTAAGTGGCGGCAATACAGCTACCAGTGATAGTGCAACAAGTCTTTTTAATGGAACTACATCAGGTACTTATATACACCCCTCCGCTGGCAATGATGTAGTATTTACTAACTTTGCTATTTCTAATGCAAGAATTTATTCTTTTAATGGAAATTATCAAAGTAATTATGCAAACGGAAAAGTTTATACTAATTCGACAACTACGCCTGTTTTAACACTTTCTCATGACAACCAGTGGCAGTGGTATTCATTACCTGCAGACGCTACATTACTCTATAAATTAGAAGGTGCAATTGGGGCTGGAAACCAAGCTTTTGGTACGCACGCTATTGAAAGTGGAGGGGTAATATTATCGGATAGTTCTGCATCTGGTACCGACTCCCTCCGTGACTCCCCATCGCAAATTGCAGACCAGACAGATTCTGGAGCGGGCAGTGAGGTTGTTGGTAACTATGCGACGTTGAATCCTCTTGCTAAGTCAAGTAATTTTGTCACGACTAATGGAAACCTAGCAATTGGAGCTTCTGGTGGAGTAGGAGCATGCCTCGCCACTATTGCTTATCCAAAATCAGGCAAGTGGTATCACGAAATTGTATTTGATACCGTCCCTGGGTATAACCATGTTGGGATAGCACGAGAGGATACTGTACTAACCGGAAATCCTGGATATGACACAATTAGACAGTGGACTTATTGGCAAAATGGAAACAAGACCAATAACGTAGGTTACGAACTTCGGCCAACGTGCCTTCGCGTATACCGCACCAAGCGGATACAAGTCATTAAACACCGCAAACTTACCTGAGCCAACGATTGCGGATGGCAGTAAGTATTTTGATACGAAGTTATATACGGGCAACTCTAGTACAAATACAATCACAAGTTTGCAATTTAGCCCGGATCTTGTATGGCTAAAATCTCGCGGAAATGCAATAGTACCATCAACTTTTGACACCATCCGTGGCGCAACGAAAGCATTATTTAGCAACTTGGCAAATGGTACAAGTACCGAAACAACCGCCCTCACTGCATTTAATAGTGACGGATTTACTCTTGGCGCTGATCTTGGCCTAAATGCAAATGGAAATGGTCGCTCACGTAGCCTGGGCGTGGGACGCCGGATCTTCCAACACAACAATTGCTGCTGGTAGTTTAAATAGCTCGGTGTATAACCAGAGTCAAAACTGGACAAATTTAATTTCATTTAATGCTGGTGCCTGGAACGGTAATGGTACCAACCCTTTCGATGCTGATGCTACTAACTACGACTACGGAAACACTACCCGTGCAAACGGTGGTTATGCCACATTAAACATTTCCTCACTAACAGGATCTAGAGTCATTTCAGTAACATCACAGCAAACTGAAGTAACCATTACTCATGATGGAGGAACAACAACTTTTACCCCTCCACATACAAGTCAAATCACCCACACATTTGGTGCAGTCACTAACCCAACAAGCATTAAATTTGACGGGTTAAATGGTAATTCGCAATTTGTTTTAGTTGGCGTTTCTGTTGATGGTGCAAGGCTAATTAATTCAGGAATCTCACTATCCAATGTCCCAAGCATCGCATCAACAGTCAGAGCCAACCCAAGTGCTGGGTTCAGTATTGTTAGTTATACAGGTGTTACAGGTAACCAAACGGTTGGCCACGGTCTTAATGTAAAACCAAAATTTATTTAATAAAAAACAGAAGCAACTCAGCTGATTGGTTTGCAATGTTTGACACAGGTGCCACTCATTATCAGCATGGGTACTTAAATGGTACATCTACAGTTTCACAGTGCAACTGCACAGCCAGTTACAAGTTCAACAATTACTTATGGCAATAATAATTCCATGTTTGGCAATGGTGATAATTACGTCGCCTACTGCTTCGCACCTGTCGAAGGGTATAGCGCAATGGGTTCGTACACCGGCAATGGATCGAGCGATGGTCCGTTTGTATTTACACCGGGTTTACCCAGCTGGTTAATATTTAAACGCGTATGAGCGGACAGCTAGTGACTGGACTATTTATGATACTGCACGAGATACATAATGTTGCTGGAGACAAACTAGAGCCAAATGGTAATGATGCTGAAGTGCAGAAGGTGCTGTAGTAGATTTTCTTTCTAATGGTTTTAAATTTAGAGACAGATGTCTTTACCAAAAAATGGAGGAAATGATCAACTTACATATATATGCCATTCGCAGAACACCCCTTCAAAACTGCACGCGCACGCTAACTAATTAATTAATTTTAAAACGCTAAAATAGTAACATCAGAGAAATTGTCATGCTTATCTTAGACGGACGTCCACTATCTTACGATCGTGCATTTACACATGCAGGTATTCAGTATCCAGCAAATTGGCTGAGGTTGTCTTCATATGAAGAGAAAACAGCCATTGGAATTACCGAAGTTCCTGATGCTCCTTGGTATGACCAACGCTTCTACTGGGGTCCAGAACTTCCGAAAGATCACGAAGGTCTAGTTACTCTTTGGATTGATAACACCAATCAAACTGCATATACATTGCTTGCTCCTAGCGATTGGTATGTCATTCGTAAGCAAGAAACTGAAGTAGCAGTTCCTCAAGATGTTCTTGATCGTCGTGGTGAGATTCGTACTTACTGTGACACCAAACGTGAAGCCATCAGTGCAACAACAACGACTGATGAACTAGCTGCATATATTACATCCGCTGCTTATTCAGAGTGGGAGCCACCAGCACCTACACCTGAGCCAACACCAGAAGAAATCGTTGAAACTCCAGAAGGTGAAGACTCAATCATCTTTAGCGGTGGTGTCACTTCAGCCGGTATTCTTGATGGTTCGTCCGGTGACGACGTAATCAGTTTTGGTTAATTACCAGGATACGGTAGACCTAATACTTCAAAAGCTTTTTTAGAATACAGACGTCTGTCTTCATAGCCATTGGGCAAATACTTACCATTCACTCGTTGACCAACTTGATCAACGGGTGGTTTTATTTTGCAAAAATCATTCATATTATTTGCGTACCACCAGTATCCGCTTATTGACCACGGATATTTTTCGCTTGTATGTGTCTTTCCAACTTCCATAATTTTTTCGTCAAACGTTCCACTCTTTTGTAGATAATCTGAATACTGTTGATGCCAATATCTGCCGGTTACTTGAATCCAACCAGTGCCAGCGAACTTCACGCCATCGCCAGGATAAAGATTACCTAGATCAGTCCTGAACTCGTAATTTTCTCCTGATGCAATTTCTACTGGATACCTGAGCCCTGCTGATTCATGACCGCATTGACCTAAGAAATATGCAATGCTGCTGCGATCCATTTGATAAAGATCTACGCATCGAGCAAAGTCATCCATGAGTGAGTCGGGAAGACTTTCAGTACTACAGTTCATGATGAGCCCCATTTGCACCTTAGTGATGGGCCATTGCTTTGTTTCTAACTCTTGATCTTTCAGTTGATCACGGTACTGAAGAATCCATTCGCAATTATTTTCTAGTGCATCTAATGGAATTAACTTATACAGCTTTTCAATAGCAAGTTGTTGATGTGATTCTCCCTCATAAAATTTAAAGAAGTTCTTGAAACTCTCTACGGATATCTGTGCCATAATGTCTACATATCTCTTCAGGTATTCTATCTACAATAGTAATACTTAGGGTTCTAATTATGACCGCAGAAGAACGCAAACAATTCTGGCAATCAGTAGAAAGTGGAGACAATCCGCTTCTATCTGTAATGTCGGGCTTGGTTGAAAAGTGGGGAATGCCTGCAATCATCATGGCCCTAGGTGATGTTGCAGTAGTGCTTTCAGAAGATGCTATTGATGCAGACAATCTCACGCCAAATCAACGCGGCTTGATTATGAGCTGCTGCGCTCAGGTGTCAAATCTTAGTGACCTTATGCATGCAGAGATGGATCACATTGCAGCCAACCAATGAGCGACGAAGAAAAAGCCAATTGGCAAAAGATCAAAGATGTGATGGAAGAAAAAGGTACAACAGATAATTTCTTTTATAAACGTGCTTGTGCAATCGTTAGTGGTAAACCTGATCCTTTAGAACCGTTAAAATAATAGAAGGATTATGTAGATAACATGGCTACATCTGCTCGCGTTAAGGCAAAGTGTAAAGCTTGTGCCCACAAAAAGAAGAAAGGTGCCATGAAGGGTGTAACTGTCAAGAGTGGCGGCAAGCTGTCAGTCAAGAAGGGTGCAGGCCTAACTAAAAAAGGTCGCGACAAAATTAACCGTGAAACCGGTAGTAATTTGCAAGCGCCTGCCCCTAATCCTAAAACCAAAAAAGATGCTGCTCGTCGTAAGTCATTCTGTGCACGATCTCGTGGATGGACAGGTGAACGAGGAAAAGCTGCTCGTAAAAGGTGGAACTGCTAATGCGTTTAGCCGGTCAAGTATGGTTTCCACCAGCAAATTTGCAAGGTGCAGGATGTGCCAAGCAACCTGAGACATATCCAGCTCAACCCAAGCAGGCTATGAGTCACGGCGATCAACGTAAACAAATACCCTTTAAATCATGAGTGACAAGAAATCAAAAGTTAATGAAGCTGGCAATTACACAATGCCAGGTATGCGTAAAAAACTATTTGCGCAAATTAAAGCGAGTGGTAAAGGAGGTAAGCCTGGTCAGTGGTCTGCTCGTAAAGCACAGATGTTAGCCAAGCAATACAAAGCAAAAGGTGGGGGTTATAAGGACTAATGGCTAAAGCAAAATCACAAAATTCTCTAGATAGTTGGACTAAAGAAGATTGGGGTACTAAGTCAGGTAAAAACAGTACTCAAGGTAAGAAAGCAACTGGTGAACGCTACCTGCCTAAGAAAGCTAGGGAAGCTTTGACTGATGAAGAGTATGCAAGAAGTACTGCTAAAAAACGTGCTGCTGCTCGTAAAGGTCAGCAGTTTAGTAAGCAACCTAAGGATGTTGCCAAGAAAACTTCTAAGCATCGTTCGTAATGTCAAAAGAAACTCGCAAGCAAGCAAAAGGATTAGCTAAGGCATTTAAGAAAATGTCGCATGGCAAGAAAGGTGGAACAAAGGGAACGTTCACTGCTGCAGCAACAAAAGCTGGACATCCAGATACCCCAGAAGGACGTAAGGCTTATGCAAATGCTGTACTAAAAGATCCAGGTGCATCATCTAAAATGAAGAAGAAGGCAACCTTCTATAAAAACATTATCAATAAAGACTAATGGCCGGTGCAATTACAATTACAGGACTGCATTCTTTTGAAGATCAATCAGGAGATCTTACGTTTGTAAGTCCTAAAACTACGGATCGTCCAGTTAATTACTTCAATGTCCCTAGATGGTGGTGGAACGGAGATAACACAATCTATGAGAGCTGCGTGCGTGTTGACAATAGTGACAATAGTCAGTCGGTTTACATCTCTGTTTCAGACTCCAACCCACATTTGAAGATTGAATGGACGGGCTCTGCTTATGTTTTTGACAGTGATGACAAACGAAAATACGTCGATCGGATTTTTGTTACCTCTGATGCCGCATTAAAAGTTGGCACTGACTACCGAGTACCTCTGCGTGGTGCAGCAATTACAGCAGTTAGTTAGTGAGTAAAATTCTTTATTTGCATAGAACAGGAGATAACTCCTGCGTTTCCCACGACGGCTACATACAAATGGGAGCCATGTGCCATTCAGTTGAGAGGCATATTGAATTAAATCCTCACGTCACCTGGGTAGAAACGCACTGGATACCGGACATATTTATGCACCGTTACAAACGAGCAACGTTTCAGGCGCATGAACGGGTGTCTGGTGGAAAGGACAGTATTGAAGCTAGGCCAGGCCACGAGACTTTTGAGTTTCAAACACCCAGATGAAGGTGACCTCTATTGATAAGCACAGAGGACTTAACTACGCTACGCTGGCTCCTATATACTGTTTATAAATAATAGATGTATAGGAGCTACGTAGTATTAACGATATAGGTATATAGAAAACCCCGTAGTTTGTGTAGCAAAGTAGTTACAATAAAATTAACTTAGATATATAACCATGGGTATTATTGAGTCTCCAATTTTTTGGATTATTATTGCTGCTTCTAGTGAGATCATTGCACTGACTCCTTTGAAGTCAAACTCTGTTGTACAGCTAGTGCTTTCTGCAATCAATGCGATTAAGCCTGCAAAAAAGGCTTAAGCAATATACCGTCAGACGGGAAATGGATTTACCAGTTCAATAGCCGCAGTCCATTGGAAACTGTCAGACGGAAAATACAAGCAAAGAAATTTTATACAACTCTGCCGCACAAGATAAATGGTGCGGTGGAGGATTTTAAGCGTTCAACACCAGAGCCTGATCCTGAGCTGGATTGGAAATTTGAAGAGGTGGGAGAGTTTGGCCAAGACGGCTGGACAATTTCTTATACACACAAATCAAAGAAAGACAGTTAGTAGTCTCCGAAGTCGCATTCGTCATCTTCATATCCATAGTCAATAAAGATTTCTGAACCGGCTGGAATATCTTCTGTTGCATAGTGGCGCATGACTTCATTAACAGTGTCTAACTCGTAAGCAGCGTTGTTATTAGAAGAGTGATTATAAAGCGCAGCAAATCCGAAACCTAGGACAACATCACTTGCTCCTGGGTTGTCTGATGAATCGTAAGTATAACGAACAACAATATCTGCTTTTTTACGTAGCTCCTTCATTGTAAAAGTGCAGTAAGGTGACTCTTGCAATACATCATGCTTGGCAATAGCTTTATGGGCAAATACACCCCATCGATGAACATCAGAACTTGCAATAACTAAGTTCGGATTCAAAAAAAGTTCAGTGAGTTCTAAGTTCATATATCATTTAAATCTAATATGAGTCTACAGATATAATGAAATTTATGTGAGATACAATAGATAAAAAGCCTAGTGCATATGTGGTTATGGTTGAGTCAATTGTCAGTGCAGGGCTAGCAGTTGTAACTGGAGGATTTATTTTAACTTCTAGGATTAACAGTAAAATTGATAGCGTAGATAAACGTATTGATGAAGTAGAGCTGTGCATGGCACGCTCATATATATCAAAAGCAGATTTCGCTACTACTTTAGAAAGAGTAGAAGCGCATATGATCCGCATAGAAGATAAGTTAGATGAACTTGTGTTAACTCAAACCAGGGGACGTTGATACTTAAATACACACAAAGAACGCAGTCCCGTTACATTCGTAGTAAGTTCCTTAAATAAGAACGAATGGGTATTGCTGAAGACTGGTCGGACCTACTGTTTGACCTCACTTGCTTATCTAAGCAAAGTGCCAAGCGAAGATTTAAAAAGTCAATTAAATATGGTTGGGGTGGCCTCTGTGGATACTGCAGATCAAACCGAGCAACCACTTTGGATCACATCAAACCTAAGTCAAAAGGCGGAGATAGCTTACGAAGCAATCTGTTGCCTTGTTGTCTAAAATGTAATCACTCCAAAGGTACTGAGCCTTGGTTAGTATGGTTTAAACGCCAATCGTTCTATAACGAAGTAGCACAAGAATTAATTGAAGAATGGATTACAAACAAGAGATTTATTGAGGAAGAATTAGATGACCAACCAACTTACCATCGAACAACGGTTTGCTCTCACACGAGCAAGATACGAAGTAACTCGAATGAGCAGGCCAGCACTGGAAAAAACGGCCTTACGCCTGCTTAAGTCACGGATGGAACAAAAGAACGGAGTTCAGCAAGCACTAATGTCTAGCGGCATCGTTTTTAAAATTGATGAGCAACAAGCTGGATTGCCGGAAATCATTTCAGAAGAAACGTTCTGTGATCTATTAGAACTGTCAGTAGATAACTCAGAAGAGATGCCAACAGACATTATGGATGAAGGTTGGGAGGATGATGATCTAGAAGATGATGGCCTGCAATTTGTTTAATTGAGCTAGACTTTAGTCAGTTAATTAATATCAATGGAATATATTATTGGACCAGTATTGACATTGCTACTTGCAATGAAATTTACTGATTATAGACAGAAAAACATTGAAAGTAAAGTAACTGCAGTGCAAGAGCAAATGGCACTTGTAGAAAAGACAATGGATCAGCGAGAGACTGAACTTCCAAAAAAACTTGTAGCAACCATGGTTCCGCTTGCAAAAGCTGTGAAGGTATTGAACCAGCAAGTAGGCATACAGTGAAAAAAGTCAAGCTTTTAAAGTACTTTAGAAAGTTCACTGATAATCCTCATCACTTAGCTGCTATATCAATGCTTCAGGCGGAACTACCCGATCATCTGTTGAGTAGGGAAGCTGACTGGATAGTATGCTTTGAAGCTGAAGAAGAATGTAAACAAGGGTTTCCAAAGTATAATAGATAAGTATTAGTAGGAATCTATAGTGGTTGATAGAAGACGCTTACGTGCAGGTGATTCCTATACTCCAAAAAGTAGAGGACCTGCAATAGCTAAGCAGCGTGCTGCTCAATACAGATTTAATGCACAGCGTCAGCCATTCAGAACTGAGCAAAGTCCAGGTACAGGTGGCTTTGGATCAGGACTTGAAACACAAATTATGCGTAATCAAGAAGCTTCATATGACAAGGCAAGGTCTGAATCATATCGACCAGAAACATTTAAATATAAAAACGTTAGGCAACTTGATTGATCTTTTGCAGGCGACTGAAACCTTGTTTAGCAAGATCCAAGCCTTGAGCAATATCGCCACCTTCGATGTAATCCATAACAGTGGCTCGTAGAATGTGCCCCATTTCAGGAATGCCTGCAGCTGCAAAACCTTCAGCAGTTACGTGAGTTAACCAAGCGGCTTTTTGTGAATCATCTTCCAGCTTCCCTGAAATACCAAAGTCAATTTGCATTGGCCTTCCAGTCATTTTGTTATACATAATGTTGCCATTATGCCTGTCTTCTAATTGAATCCCTTTAAGTGCCATCTGCCCAAGCTGTTGATTTACGCGAACAGCATCCATTCCGGTAGGGAAAGTATTTGGATCTCCACGTAGTTCAAAGTTATCTCTGACGTCTTCCATTTCAATACGATTTCCAATACCTCCTTGGAATTTCTCTAGACCAGCAACTTTAGGCGCAATACCCATTTCCGCAGCTATGGCTTGCATATTGACTTCGTTTTCAAGACTGCGCTCAAATATACTTTCATCCTTTTGAGTTTGCTTCATTACATTTCCAGGTGTGTCAGATTCATAAACAACACCATTAGCACCAGAACCAATAGGAGTAGTCCGGTTCGAAGCCAACTTCTGTTCTCTTAAATTCTCACCAAAAGCTCTAAATAATTCACCCGCGTATCGCATCTATCTATTACATAGTCTTTATCCATTGTATAAATATAAAAACATAAAAAAAGACCCCCAATAGGGGGCCAATGTATTAACTATCAGAAGCGATAGATAGCACCTACTTTAGTGCCAAGTGCAAGATCATCAGAGTTAAACTCTTGATCAGCGGTGATGAATGAGACTTCACCATACAGATTGAAGTCTTCGTTCAAGTCGGCTGAGATTCCGACTTTGCCAGATACTTCCGTTTGAGTATCAACGTCTTCAACATAAACAAATGCAGGGCCTGCCTGAACATAGATCAGGACATCTTCACCTGCTTCAAATTCATAACCAGCGTGAACCTCGGTAATACCTGCTTCTAGATCCGTACCAAGCCAAGCAGCATTGTTCTCGACGTTTGCATAGGGGCCAGCAAAGGCAGGGGCAGAAAGGGCACACAATGCGCCTGCAGCAATAATAGATTTCATAATTACAGTTACTAAGTTATAGCGATTAATACTTATCGCTTCAGTTATTATATGAGTTAAATAAACAAAAAAAGACCCCCGCTGATAAGCGAGGGACAGAAATATAATTGTATATATTAGTGGCAGTAACTAACACCACGATAAGTAAAACAACCGTGATGTTCTTGTACGTCTGTTGATTTGATTGTGGGAATGCCACGGTAGCGTGTTTCAGACAGACGATGAACACGGAGTTCATTCTGTGCACGACGGTATTCTTTACGTGCATTTTCGACAGCACGAGCTTGTATTTGGGTCATTGGAAACTCCATAGTGAGGTGGTAAGTTTCCCGTTCCTTCCCTCCATTCATGAGGTACTTGCGTCCCCTTATGTGAGGGGATGAACGTATTTATATTCTAATTGATTCCTAATCCTTCTGAGAATCCAAACTCAGGAAGTGTAAGACCGGCAAATCTAAAACGTCCTCCGCGTTTTCTGGCAGCATTGACACGTTTGTCACCGGCTTCAGATTCTTTTTTACGTTCGGGATATAAATTAGGGACAGTTGCTTGCATTCCAACTGATTGGGATACAGCACCTGCACCTCCAAGCGGTGCCATAGTTCTTGGCATAGACATTGCTTGAAGCGCAGGACCAAAGTTACCTGATTCTACAGCAAGTTCACGTGCATTCTTACCTGAAGCAAGAGTACTAATAGTATCAATAACACCAACACCAGTTAGGGGAGTAGCAACAACACTGCCTAAGCCAGCAATAATATTAGGAGCTTGAGTAAGGCCACGCTTAACAAGCTGGTCAGTAGCAAAGCGAGTAACTCCACCAAATGCTTCACCTGCTCCATATCCAAGACCTACAAGACCTGCAGCTTCACCTGGCTTTCCTTCCCGTAACAACTTTGCAGCTTCAGGGGAAGTCGCAAAAGCCCCTGCTAAACCTAAACCTCTGCTATTTACAAATCTACTATATGGAGATGTTGGAGGCTTAGCTGCTTTAGGTGTTAGTTGAATGTGAGTGTCAGTATCATAAGACAATGGTATATGTTTACGATTAAAAGGGTCAGTATTTTTTTCAACTAAACTGCCCCAGCCACTTTGTGCAGCTTGGTCTGGTGTCATATTTTTAAGAGTGTACTTTTTAATAGTTGGTACTTCTCCTGTAACTCTTCCTGGATTGCCAGATACCGGATGTGGAGAAGCTAGTTCTTGCATAAGTTCAAATTCACCCTTACCTGTAGCCTTGGATATTTTTTTTGTAAGATCTTCTAAGTACGTGGAATTATTGACGCTACCTTTGGCAGGAGGATTGAGTCCTAATTCATCAGCATATTTATATAAGTCAGCGGCTGTTGTTAAACCTCCTATACGTCTAGTATCACTATTGAACATAATATTGCCAGTGCTTTTTTCTACTCCCCATGTTGGACGAATACCTTTCGCAGCTGATTCATTAGCACCACCTGTATAAAGATATTTACCTTTTTGTTCAGGCAGAAGTTCTGCACCACTAAAGTGAACAGAAGGATCAACAGTATTTAATGTGCCCGCAGAGTAATTATTGTCTGCATAGGAATAAACAGGATGTGTGCCATGGCCCCATATTGTTTCGGAAGCTGCTGCGCCAGCTTTATTAGCTGATTCTTTAATTGCTCCGAACCGTGATGAAGCTGCTGTAGGTGTTACTGTTGCGACTGAATCGAGATTTTTATGATTACGTAGATTTTTTAAGTATCCTCCACGTTGACTTGTATCTGGTTCAATAAATTTAGTACCTTCATATGGAAATTTAGCAGCTGGATTATAAAATTGTCCACCTCTTTTGACATAATCTTGTTTTAGGTCTGGATCTAAGCCTGAAATAGAATCAGCAAAGTTTTGACGATCAAAAGGATCTAAGTAGTCTTGATTGCCCCTTGTTTGATTGAACAACTCAGCTGCTCCAACCCCCATACCTCCTATCAAACCAGTAATGGCTTGCTGTTTAGCATTGTCTTGAAAATCTTTTATACGTTTACGTGCTTCAGGAGACTGCCCCGTACCTTTTGAAAATATAAAACCAAAAGGTTGTTTAGGCATATTACTTAATTTGCAATAACTTTATTTTAACGAACGACTTAGGTCAAATTCAAATATAGCTCCTTGTAAAAAATGCTTTAGTTTAAAAAGTTCTTCTTGATCTACTTCACCTTGCCCTGTCCATTTCTCTAGTGTCATTGACACAGCACAATGAAGCGCACGTATTGTACGCTCATCAAACTCAACTGCAATATGTAAATCTTCCATAGAGACTATTGTATCAACCACAAATTATCTAATGAGTGGCTGCCCAATTATCACCATGGTCTGCAGCGGCAGTAATCGGAACACGGAAGTTGTAGTAACGCCCTGCTTGAGGAGCAGCAGCCACTAGGAGCTCTTTGACACGATCTACTTCTGCTGGTACTACAGATAGTTGAACCTCATCGTGGACGTAGGCACAACGGGTGTAGTCGTTGTCATAGGCAAGCCCTGCTTGATCAAGTAAGTCTTGACCGATGACACACCACCGCTTACTCAAAATCGCACCACATGACTGAAGCAGGAAGTTGAGTGAACTGTGTTCTGCTCGGCAGAAGATAGGACGCCCATCTAATGCTTTGAGCTGACCGGCGCTACGGACCTTTGCTTTGACTGCATCAACCAGTGGTTCTAGACCAGGGATAGCGTCAAGAAACTTACGTCGTAGTTCTGTACCTAGTGATTTCTTCTGAGCGTCACTCAGTTCAGGATGCAAAATGTGACCTAACTTCACATCTCCAGCCCCATAAATGAACCCGTAGACCAGCGACTTGACCTCAGATCTTGTACAACCAACGCGCTCTGCATTCTGCGTATGAATGTCACCGTTGACTACAACATCAGCAAAAGCTCCCTCATCGAAGACGGCTAGGTAGTGCCCGAGCGCCCGAAGTTCGAGTCCTTCTAAGTCAGCACCAACCATGACCATTCCAGGGTGTGGAATGAATAGCTGACGTGCCCATGGAGCACTTACGACCTGGCCCAAGTTGGGACCCCGATGCGCATTTCTACCGCTGATCGTTGCTAGTGAACAGCTGTGGTGAATGCAGCCGTCATCTTCAATGGTGTTGAACCATGAGTTAGATCCTTCAGACAACTGTCCCATCCACTTCTGCAAAGTAAGCAGGCGGATAAACATCTCACACTCTTCATGCAACTTGGTATTCCCTTGCTGCAGTGCGGTGTCTCGTAGTTCAGACAGAGTTGCTTCGTCAACCTTAGGCTTACCTGTCTCAGTGACTTTGATAAACCGAGCTTTGCTGAAGTTCTGTAGAGCCCACGCAATATGCTGACGGCTCGTTGGATTGAAGTCGAGCAGCTTTGTCATAGGAGCACCTGCGAAAAAACCTTTGGTTTTATTTGAACGCTTAGGTGTATAGACCTTGCCAGGAACATAAATAAAACGTTTAGAGATTTGATCTTGTAGATCAGACATCTCTTGTTCAAACTCACCACGTACCCGTTCTGCTGCTGCTATGTCAAAGCGGAAACCACTTGCCTCCTGTTGGGCCATGATGCTGGCCATACGCATTTCAAGTGTGACGGAATCAATCAGTTTCATCTTTGTCAGTACCCTCATCTGAATCAGTTGTTTTATTAAATCCGAACTTTTCTTTGACAGATTCTTCTCGTTTTTTCATGCGCTCTTTCTGAGCTAACTTAGCTATGTTTTCCATAACTTTCAACGTATCTTCAGTAGATGCCTTATCTGGCATACGCTCATCAACAATATTGAAGAGTGGAAAAAAGATATCTGCTGCTTCTGTAATTTCTTCAGAAGTCAATGGTGCATTTTTATCAGGCATAGTCGCTCATTCTCCGTTGCATAAGTTGCCATAGTTTGAGGGTGACCTCAGTGTCTTGGATGCAGTAATCCAACATTTCAGGTGTATAGACAGCCCAGTTGCCGTCATGCTTGCCAAAGTCACCTTTGAAGCACTTCAACCTGTAGCCCCAGGCTTCTAGTGAATGTCTGCCGTAAAGGCGTTGGGGCATGCCTAGTGGACGTCGTTCGTGATCTCTATCCATGATGTGTGGATAGAACAAACGACTAAGCACAAGAGTATCCATTGCTTGACCTTTAGGTGCAAAGTCGGGGTACTGTTCTTTAAGTAGTGGGATATCGTATCCAATAATATTGTGACCAATGATTACATCAGCTTCTTCGAGTTGCTTGATACCTTGAATCAATGAACGTTCAGGCTGATGATCAAATACGTGAGTGCTGCTATCGACAGCATCACGCATAACCATGCAGTGGATAGTAGATCCACGTCGTAGTAATCCAGTAGATTCAAGGTCAAATAGGAGTTGTGTCTTCATCGAAGGTATGTGTTGCATTGTTTGGATCATATTCATCTGGCGCAAACGGGTTTGCTTTCGGGAAGAGAGTTTCGTCAATATCTCTGTCATTTGAATTCTTAGTAAATCTTGGGTCTTCATCTTCAAACATTGGCTCAATAGCAATGTTTAATTCACGAGCTAGACGTGCAGAACGTCTGAACTCTTCTTTGTAATACGGTTCCCAGTCATGGGCAAGTAGAACAATCTTTTTGATACCCATCATGTGTGCTTGAAACACTGATGTTGAAAATGGATATCTGGTTGTATAGATCACACCACCAATAGCAGGAGTCCCTGCTTTGGCTGCAGCTGCGACTGCATATGAAATGCAATCGATTTCAACCATGCTATCCGTCAGTATGCTTCTACCATCTCCAATAATCTCTCTATCACGAACAATGATACATCCACCTGGACATTTTGGATGTGTTGATGCTTGGCCAATTGCCTTTGCAACATTCATGTAGAATCGTTCTTTATTTTTGATGTAAGTCGGGTCACCTTTAGGGCTCGGCATATCCACAATATATGATTCCAGTTCCTATATTAAGTAAGGAGTAATCAATACGCGAGACAAACTCATGAACGAAAAGAATAGCTTTTTTAGCAACGGTGATTATATTTCTGGGTTTAGTAATACCAAATTCAGTACTTGGGAATATACAGAACCTGTCACAACTGACATGGTAAATAGCCCAGCTCATTACACGGCAGGACGCCATGAAGCAATCGAAGTAATTGAAGATGCAATTGATAAAGCTCCAAGCTGTAAGCAAGGATTTTTGCAAGCACAAGTTCTCAAATACATCTTGCGTATGTGGCATAAATCAAATAGCAAAGAAGATGCAGAAAAAGCACAGTGGTATCTCACTAGATTGATAGATTCGCTAAACTATTAAAGCCGCAGATAAGCGGCCTTGTTGTCAGCAGCGTTGAAAGAATAGATAATCTTTTCTTAGTTCAAGTGTCTCATGATCTTGGATGTGTGGCAATAAATTCTTATATGTAAAATCGAGATCATGTGAACTGTGTGTAAAGCATACAGATATACCTTCACTTAGTTCAGGATTGAAAGGCTGATACCAACCTCTAATAGTAAAAGAGTTCCAAGGCTCTAATCCTTGTGATATCCAACTGTTCAGTTCCTCTAGGCGCTGAGCAGTTTTTATTATGTGCCTTTCATGTGCAACGGATTTTGGGATACATGTAAGTCTATCTTCATAGAAGAGAGCATGTTTCCACATCAGTGTTCCATCTTTCAATATCAAACGAGAGGGATGAACCCGATCGTTAGAAGGAAGAGTTAACAGGCAGTCCGGTGCAATATGTTTTGACATCAAATACTACCTTTGTTTTCTTCGTAGTACTCAAGATCTTTAATCCAACCATCTCCTGCATATTCACTGTAGATAACACGACCAAGATCTCTAAAGCTGTCATAGAACAGAGAGACTTTGTCAATGTCAGTCAGTGCTTGACTAATTGGAGGACCATATACAATTAGATTCCAAGTAGAAGGTGATACAGGCTCAAAGCCAGTAGCTGTGGCACGTAACTGCTTTACTCGTTTAAACGGAATACAGATTGGATAATCCCATACAACAGGTGCAGCCCGTAGTAGTTCTGAAGCACTGCTGAATAAAACAAAACTATTAATATATCCATTGCGATATTCACTCAGTGTTTTGTTTAGCCAGATTCGGCAGTCACGTACAGCACCTTTGGGTGCAACCCAAACATTTCCATGCCAATGCTCTTGCAAAGGATTGACTTCAATGCTCGGTACGGATGTTGCATCAACTAGAACCTGTTGAACAGGATCTGAAGTTGGATCAAAGTCAATGCTGCCCATGACGGCACGTGCTCTATCAATGATCTGAGGTGTCGGATATAACGGAAGCTTTAATCCTTTGGCGGCAAGCTTATCCGATAAATTCTTCTGCGAGCGCTCTAAGGCCCTCTTGGCACCGACCTGCTTCGACTGCAAATGTTCTTGTTCCAGCATCACTAATTAATGTTATTAATACATTTGTTGACCAGTCATTGTTTTCAATTTCTTCGAGCAGATCGCGAAGGAAGTCAACGATTTCCTCGTCTTCTTCTCGCTCAGCTGTTTTTAAATCGAATTCAATGGATTCAGGCCACATGAACGTCGTAGAGTCATTCATTAGGTTGATGACTAAAGAGCCAGTTCCCCGTTTTTCTACACCATTAAGCGCAATATTAATCAGGTCAGAAAGAATTAACTCTGCAGTAGCCATAAGGAACTCCTGCTCTTGTTTCTTTTCAGGACCAAATTTCTTTGATGAAATTAGTTGTTGAATAAGATCGCTTCGTCTTGACATATTCTTATGACTCTTTACTAAGGATAGATTAATTAAAAGTTTTCTGTGGTATTTTCCTCGTCATCTTTAAAAAGACTATTAGGATTTTGATTAGATTGACTTGGGTGACGACCACTCAGCATATCTTCTACAACAGCTTGGAATCTGTCAGAGAAATTTGAGTCAGGTTCGAACAAAAGATTTGATCGATCTTCAAGCTCTTGTTGAGTAATCAGCTTCTCTTGTTCTTTCATTGCTTCTTCTAGGTTGTATTCAGCAATCTGCTGCTTAAGCGTATGTAGCTCACAAGCAAGCTCAAAACTTTCTAGATAAGAATCGCAGTCAACAAAAACCCCAATCTTTTGGGGTATTAGATGAAAGGGATTACAGCAATACTTGTTTCCACAGGTTGACTTAACACCAGTGTATCCAAGATCTCCCCATGTAAACCACATTGCTACACGTTGAGGGTGATGCTGTGTACTTGTACTAATACCTGGCCGCCTCCATGGGAATTGAGGCATACCATTGGTTTTACACCTGTAGCCAAGCCATTCCCAGCAGTCATCAGGTTGACCTATATCAACCTTTGACCAAAACTTTAGAGCACGTTTACGTTCTTTTTTGAGAAGTCGATCGATATTAAAAGAGATACGTCCTTCTCTTGCAGCAGCTACACAGCGCACACAAGCTTGATGACTGTCATAGCGCATTGATGATGAGCTAAACCTGCCTATCGAGTGACCGCTATAGAGACAGAGTGCTCCCTCTTCTGCGGTGTTAGACATATTCAAGTTTCTACGACCGTAGGTGTGGCCACCTACTTTCTTACTGGGTTGTGACTCAGGCATTAAAAATCACCATCAGGTTTTACATGACTACCACCGTGTGCTTTGTATTGATATTCGACAGGCAGTAGATCTAGTTGATGATTGAGTTTGTATTCAAACCTAGTACTATTTTCAAACTTGATACGCACCAAGCGTGCACGCGGTGTGTAATACTCTGGTTTGCCTACGATCAATGCAATTCGATTATGTGGCGCAACAAATACTCGTTGGCCAATCTTGATATCTGTGGATTTCATTTAACTTAAAAATATGTATTTACTTAATTAAAGTGTAGTTAGAAGTCGTTAAGAATGTGATCTTCTAATAGAGGATCATTCTTAGGACGTTGCCACACACGTACAGACTTGGACTTACCCGTTGCCGAATCTTTCCTACTTGTTACTAGTCTTCTCCAACCCATAGATTGAAGAACATCAGCTACACGTCTGCCTTCTCTACGACCTTGATTACGAGGATCTAATTCGAGAGCATTTGTAAGTACATCTGCTGCAGTTACTTCCTCTCGGATAGCTACATAAGATGCGATCTTATCTAACCAAGGGTCTGGATCACCAAACTCTTGGATGTATTCATATATAGCAGCGATCTCACCACTTGTAAACTCATAGCCTTCATTGTTGCGATACGCAGCTACTGCAGCTGCCCACAAACTATCTCGCACATTGCACAGCTCTTTCCATGGAATTTGGAAGCCAGCTCCAAGTTCTAGAGGGACAAATCGACGGTTGCCTGTGCTATCAACTAAGAATTGATTACGGTTCGTAGTACCAATAAATACAAAGCGCCTAGGTAGCTTGCTAGGTAGAGATGCGTATGGATAGCGCACTTCATCTACGCGAGTAGTAACTAGGTTTTTAAAGTTCTCAATGTTCCTTGTATTGAAGTAGTTATCAATTTCTGGCAGCTCTAGCAGCCATGCCACGTGCAATCGATATTGCTCACGCATGAGTGTATCTAAAGGTGTTGTGATCTCAGAGAACAGTGCAGGAGGCACAAGGCTTCTGGAGAACATTGATTTACCAGCACCTTGAGGGCCTACCAGGATTGGTAGCCAAGACATGGTGCAGCCTGGGTCATATGCCCTAGCTACTGCACCAATCATCATGCGCTGCATTGCAGTAGTAGAAATGTTGTGCTTATTTCCTAGGAAGATTTCTCCAATGTTGTCCCAGTCAGGATGTGGGTCAGCCGTGTCAGCACATTTGTCTAGGTAAGTCCGAATAGGACAATACCTATTTTGATTTGCTGCATATTGAATTGCAGACTTGATCCGCTGCTCAGGAATGAATACACCGTTTTCACAAGCAAGCTTGGTAGTCATAAGATCTAGGTCTTGACCTTGAAGAAAGACAGCTTCACCACCTGGCTGTGTGTACTCAATCGCTCCTGTGAGTTCATTCTTTCGTAGGTTGAGAAGAATCTCTTTGACCTTTTGAACATCTGATTCACGTTGCTTAGCTAAGTCATCGTCATTCTTTTTAGGGCGACCACGCTTTTTGACTTGGTTTGAATCAGGTAAAGGCTCTGGAACAATGGATTCATCTGAATTATTCATTGATTTGCTACTACTCCTTGTTTGTAAATGATCTTGAACTATCTGATCAATATCTTGTACTGGATCAAATTCTGTATATCCAGCAGCTGCACCTACTGCACCAAATCTAAGATGTGGTGGTAGCTTGTGTGCCCAGTCTGCATCTTGCTTTTTAGCAAGTGAATACAGTGTAGTTGGACCTGAAAAGTTACCGAGACCACGCCATTTAAATGGTTGTATATTTTCAGGTTTTTCACCGTGATGGCCTTTTAATACCCAGTTAACCCATGCGTCGAATACAGGCTCACCGATGCCTGCACAAGCTGCCATGACTGGTACATAGTAAGTTTCATACTGTCCATCATCAGAAGGCGTTAGAAAGCTTTCTAGTAACCACTGGCATCGTTGTACGTCTACTTCAGTTACATCTGAGGAAACAAAGTTTGATGACTCGTCATATGCAATGTCATTGAGAAGAAACTCTGGGACTGGTTCAAATTCTGCATTCTTTTGAATGTCAGCATTGGTGTTACCAAACCAAAGTCGTTCAGGTTTCTGCCCACAGTTGTCAGCAAGCTCATTGAGCTCTAGCTCTGCAAGTAAACGATTGACGATTAGCCAATAAGCACCCTTGTGTTCAGCAGTAGATAGAAGCTCTTTGCCAAGCGGGAACAAGGCTCTAAACCTGTGCTCACTTTCTGTATGACTAGCTGACGTGTAAGTGGCTACACACCATTGACGGGCAGTATCACTTGACCAAAATCTGGCAAGAGTAGTGTCGCCATCAAAGTCAATGACGACCATGTTCGAGCCCGCCGAGTTATCAGCTTTTCGATGACGAGCTTTGAAGTGTGTGGCACACCATCCATAGCCATTTTGAACCCAACCTAGTAGCCAATCAATATCTTCTAATATATTTTGCCAATCGCGTGCAGGTTTACTCTGCTTGTTCTTGCAACTTTTGTGTACTGCAATCCGTAGTTTCATTATCTATTTCATGGAATTGTTGACAACGTTTCAGGAAACGTGATTCATGCAACGCAAGTTGATCTCCATCGATGAAGATGCCTTGAGTTGTCTCAGGTGTTGAGACAATAATCAGGGCAACATCACATAGAAAACCAGTTCTCTCGTTTAATGCATATCTGTATGCAGCCATTTGCTGCGCACACTTCGTATATTTTCGGTAACCACCGAATCCAATTCGATCTCCACGATCAGGAAAAGAAGCGCAGTAAGGAGCATTGCTAGTTTTGAAGTCAGCAATAACTCGTACTCCACCGATTTCACCAATGAGGTCAGGACATCCAGCATATTTGTGCTCTGTACTCCAGACAAATGCGACTTCTCTATCATCACTTCTTAGATGGTTCCAATCGGGACGCAAAGGACGCTCCGACCAATGAATTGTATCAAACCAATCAAGGTAAGTAGACATTCCATTCCAGAAATCTAGATAATCTTCAGGAACTCCTGGATCTAAACCACGGAGATAATTTTCACAACCTAAATGAATAGCCGAGCCGCGAGTTGATGCTGCCTCTAGCGCACCCGGATTATTCTTTTGCCAGTTGCGAAGACCAGCTTTGGACTTTTCGCTTTCAGTAGCCGAGAGAACAGTAGTTACACTCGGCATATAAATGCCGGAGCATAGATACTTTCTATGTCCGGCGGAAGTTTGGATTCTGTATGGAAGATCAGAAGTCACCATCTACACCCTGTTGCGTTTGATAATTTGAGCTGTAATCTGTAGTTTCGGTTTGTGCTTGAAAGAGTTGGTATAACTCTCCTACAGCCTGACCAACAGCTTCTACAACTTGACCAGTTGCAAAAACTTGTTGGGACAGCTGTGACACTTCTTGGCGCAAAGCAATCGTATGATCCATTAGGGAAGGAGCCCGTGTAGGAACTTGATTACTTTGTACACCACTATTGACAGCAGTATTAGCTGTATTAGTAGGAACAATGGCATTCGCTTGTGTAAGAATATCGGCTAACCGTGCCTGCATTTCAGGAGGCAGGTTTTGAAGATTTGGGTTTGTCATTAGAATTCAGATTCTTCTTCTTGTTTTTTAGATGTTGCTTTAGTCGGAAGCACCGTGCTTCCTCGTTTGTCCACCCCACCAGCAGGGATACCTTTTTCGTCAGTTTGCTTCCCGTCAAAAGGATCCTTTCCTTCAAAGAAATTTGGAAGCCAGATCGTGTTCTTGGTATCGGCCCATTCTTTTGCAATTTTATCTGGTACTTTACGTACCTTCGGGAGAATGCTATATGAAGTTTCAAGGCCAGCACCTTTACGTGTGATCTTGATTGAGAAATTAGCCAGGCCATCTTCAGTCCAGGTATAGTCTTCTATTTCTTGTAGGATTTCAGTGAGTTGGTCACGCAAGGATTTCTGTTCGATAAACAGAACTTCCATTCGACTGCGAGATGCAGAAGTACCGACCCAAGCTAAAAACCGACGTGGCTTGACGTAGGAGCCATCAATTTTTGGTCGGTCGGGCTTAGACCAGTCGGTTTCACGAGCAATGTCGTCAGGGCTACCAGGATGAGTACGAGTGACAACGTAACCGTTGAACTTAAGTTCACCGTCATTTCCTCGTGCTTCGGATGCATATTGCCATCCCATGATTGCGTGTCCTGTTTCGTAGCATCCGAGCAAGCGGAACTCTTCACTTTCTCCATCTTTGAGTGAGCTAGGTTTCCAATATGGTTGGGGTTCTTTAGTTTCAATTCTGTCTTTAGGTGCCTCTAGAAGTTCAGGAGGCAATACTTGTAGGGTCATATGTAGTAAATATCGACCTTTCAAATATAGTTACTACAATAGTTAAATGTGAGATAATTACTAATGCTAGTAAATCGATTTGCAGATCTTTCCGGTGGATTATTAGGTGAACTCACAGGTAAAAAAGACATTGCATCTACTGGACTTGTAGGATTAATTCCAGGAGCACCTAATCCAAATAATGCATTTGGAGTAGCAGGGATGATTGCAGGACATGAAAAACCACTACATGAATTACTGGGCTTGCCAGGTTTTTAATTCATTGAGTAGTGGCTTACTTGGTTAGTTATTTATAGACCGGTGCATCCCAGCCAGTCTTACCTGACTGAAGATGCCTGCTTCGATCAATAGTCCGGCGTCGGATCCACCTCTGAGTAACCCGCCGCTGAACCGTTCGTTTGTGGATTCCGTTGAGTTCGCTCTTTATCCTTTCGAGTAGTGAAGTCAGAAGCGACGATAGCTCTATAAGGACTGTCACTCCCGTCTTTGCGATATTCGCGGAGATAGCCTTGAACGCAGATAGGGCGTCCGCTACGGATTCGATCTGTAAGTTTTTTGCGACGTGATTCATGTGTTTCAAGAAATAGCCATGTAACAATTTCTGAGTTATCTAGTGTTGTACCAATTTTGACAGCGACTTGATCGTTCTTACGATCTTTGATTTCATTAGATCCAAAGAATGCATTACCAAGTACAACTTGATTGCAATAAACATTGTCTGGGATTGAGGGCTCAATCGTTGTGACAATGAGATCAAGAGGTTTAGTCACATCATCTGAGAAGACAATGTTGCCTGTAATCAATGCTCGTGTGCCTTCTTTCCATTCTTTGAAGAGTGATAGCTTGGCACCTTCTCGGTTGTAGCAGAGGATTCGAAGCTGGACCTCTGAAGCACCACTACCAGCGGGCACAACAGCGTTAGCCCCGCAATAGTCAAGCCCATAAGCATTGATTGGATCTGAAATGAAGGATCGTAATTCAATCGTTGCAGCGATAAAGTTCATTATGACTGTATGTTTTTCCAGTCTTCATCTTAGAACTCATCCCCACATTGCGCGAGATATTTGTGGAAGTTCCGTATCAAGTATTTCGCCAACACTTCGAGCAATGGACATATGCTCCTTCTGAGTGCCATTATCACCACGCAGGGCGACATAGTGAAGCCAACTACGAATAGTACCTGACATATATAGCTTAGTAACTGTATTGATTGGAAGTACAGATCTAGCACACTCTTTAGCTACACCAGAATGCAACAGTGACTCATACAAACGTACTGACTCTCTGAAGTGATCATCAATACGTTGCTGATAATACTCTTGAGTTTCTTCTTCTAGATCATCAATAGAGTTTTGACGATTGTCATAGTCTTGACGCCTTAGTTCAGGAAGTACTGTAGCAAAAGTGTCAGTAGGTATTGCATACCGTTGACTAAATTCTTGAAAGGTAAACGAGCGATGCCGCAAGATTTGGGGTGAAATTGCTCTAGTAGTATCAATTTGTACACACATAGATGCCATTTCGAATGGACTCCAATGCTTGTGCTTAATTAAATACTTAATTAGTTTTTCAACTTCAGGATTTTCTTCATTGCTTGGGTTGGATACACGCGCAATTTTGCCTATTAAAGCTTCTGCATTTGGTGTAATCCAAACGAGTTTTGCTGAATGCATGGTCAGTTGGGAAAATGTTTTGAGTGAAGTAGTTTTAATTGTCTAATAGTTAGTTTATTAATCTTGGCTTCAATACGAGCAAGCAATTCTTCGACATGCTCACTCTTTGTTTTAGCCTTTGATTTTGCCATATAAAATAGGTTTAATTCTTCCAAGACCAGATCTTATATCTGTTATGGTTCCAATACTCTTAAGTTTATCGTAGTAAGCATCAAATATATCAACTTTTGTATAAGCTCGTACAGCATCGTAATATGTCTCTCCAGCCACTGTGTATGTAATGATGTGAACATCAGTGGGAAGTTCTTTGTCATTAAAGGTGGCTGGACAAATCTCTTGTTCTAGTATTTGAACTTTAAGTTTATCTGTAGGTAAAAAAGTTATTTTTGTATCCATAGTATTGCTTGAATATCAAGCGTATTGAGGCAGGTTTTGATTGGCAGTCTCGAAGAAAGCTGGCATACGACTAGCGCGTGTTTCAGCTAAGCCTTCAGCCTTGCCTCTGGTGTATAGAGAATCTGAACTCGCAAGCCAGAAGTTGCTGGAGAGATGCTTGTGATCAGCTTCCCCTTGGAGGGACTGAAGGCACCATGCGACCGTAGCGCGGCGGAGATTGTTGAGGGTCTTGTCAGATTTAAGTCCAAGCGCTTCACATACGAGTGTGTTTGCCGCGACGTGGGTCTGTTCGTCTCGTGAGATGTCGGCGCTTGTCGTGCGTAATCCTGTATCTCCGAGGAATCGGAAGATCGGTAAGAGAACGAAGAAGACGGATCTCTCCAATACAACGGCTTTAAGGACAGGGTGCCTATCCAATTCAAGCCATGTTTTACAGATGTGCGCAGCTTCTTTCTCAAACTTAGGGGAGACTCCATGCGCAGCAGCTGCGAAATTGAGTGCAATATCATGATTTTCTTCATCAACAACGTTAGAAGCAAGTAGCTCCTTACAGCCTTTGACGTCAGGTAGATCACCTTTCATAGCATCACTAATGAAGTCACCTACTGGGATTTCAAGACAACGGAGTGCAAGTGCACGTTGAATTACATCTTCACCACCAGTCAATAGTTGACCAGCAGATACTTGAACCGGGGTCCATGTACGCTTGCGCTGATGAAGATGAATGTAAGGAGTTTCTGCTTTCATTTGTATAAATAATTAGGTTTACTCGGCGCACCCTACGCAGGATGCGGGGTCGTTAAAGACATCTAAAATGTCATCGTCGGCATCGTCATCATTGAATCCAAACATCTCACCGAAGTTTCCATCTAAAGCAGCAAGAGCATCGTCTTTTGCTTGAGTGTTTTGCATAACCTGCAATGAATAATACATAGAGGTTTGCGGGGAACTGAGCCAGGATTCAATGAATTTATCGTCGTATTGAACTACGTCTGACCAACTATTGAAACTATATCCGTGGTTGAGGCCAGTTTTAGACAACATTGTCATGATTCCATTTACTACTCGGTAGTAAGTGTCCCACCCAACAGATTCAGCTGTTTCAACATCACCGTAGTCAAATGTTTCGACACCGAATGTAGAGCTGTCCCTATCAACTGTACGCCCGATTGGCGGTGCAAGTTCGGGGGTAGTTGTATAGCCTGCTCTGTCTTTGTAGCGATAAGAACAAGACGCCGTAGGTGCAATAGCAAAGCAACGGTCCATATTGGCACGGCTTGCAATAGCAGCAGCGGAATCAATTCCTAATTGAAGTGCTTTAACTATATTACGTGCTTCAGGAGTCACGATGTAATCACCTAATGGGTAGAGGTGTTCATTCAATGCTTCTCCGAACTGAGCGTACGTAACTCCTTCCAGTGAGAGCAAATTGGCGAGACCAAGCATTCCCAGGCCGACTTGGCGATCTTCTTCTTGAGAAAGATACTCGCCAGTTTTCTCAACACCAGTTTTACCATGTAAATCAATTAGTTCTTCCATGCCACAGATAAATGCAGCAGGCAAATCTTCAGGACGGCAAGCACCCAAATTTATGTGCTCCAAGAGACAAGTGCCCCTGCTTTTGAGAAAAACCTCCAAGCACACGTTCGCGAAAATCCTTTCACCGTGTTGATCATGCCTAATCTTGGCAAGCCAAATGTCACCACGAGCAATACCTTTGATGATTGCATCCTTGACTGCAGGGATTGCCATATCCCACATTACGTTGGACAAGTTGACACAACGTTTTGCCCACGGAATTTCATGCCGAGGCATGTTTACAAACTCAAGAATATCTTTGTGGTTTAAATCAAGGTGCAGTACGACAGCACCATTTTTATATACACCACCTCTACGTAGCTGTTCATTCAAACAACTATAGATTTTGCCAAACGAACAAGGCCCAGAACTTACTAGCCCTTTACCGTTGTCATGACCAGCAGGGCGCAGATTGGATAGGTGTACAGCAACCCCTGCTCCATAACGCAGTCCGTGACTGACATAGCGCCAGCTAGCTTCAATCCCGTTTGGTCCTTCCATACTGTCTTCAACTACAAAAACTGTGCAGCTGACGGGCAGGCGACTTGTAGGATCGTCAATCCAATTTTGCACTCGACCTGTGCGAGCAATTACTTTATTTTCCATTTGTGTCGTAGTAGTTAAGTTGTGGACGTGGCAGACAATCAGCTAAGTCAGGTGGCACATAGTTAGGTCCTTTGAGTACCTTCCCATCTTCACGATAAATTGGCTTTCCTTGTTCATCTAGTTTACTGAGATTAGATTCAAAGACGAGGGTCATCGCCTTGTCTAAATCAATACCATAAGTAGCTGCAAACTGATAACAAACAAAGACAAGATCGGATAATTCTTTGACAACTTCTTCACGTGCTGCAGGGTTTTCGGGATCAGCGAAACACTCTTCAGCTGCCGCTAAAAACTCATTAGATTCTTCTCTAATGAGACGAGTTTGCATGTCCCATAATTTCTTCTTAATGAAACCATAGCGTGAGATATTTGGCAAAATTTCTTGACCAAAGATTTCACGAAACTTACATGCTTGTTCTAGTAATGTCATTTATTTTTCTCTAAGTGTGATGCGTCCACGACCTAGGTCATATGGACTTAGTTCAACATGCACACGATCACCAACAAGAAGTTGGATTTTCCGTGTAATTAATTTACCAGAAGCTCTACATAAGCACTGATGTTCTGCTGGTTCATCCAATTCAACATTGAAATAACCGTTGCCACTTTCTTTGAAGATTACACCTTTAGCTTCAACAATATTCGTTTTTTTGCTCATATGCTTTTACCGTTTTGAAATATAATTTGTTGTACTTAACAATCATTTCTTGAATAACTTCACGATCACTAGTTTGACCAACAGTTTGTAGATGTTGAGAGCAACCGTGAAGTTCACCTATAAGTAATAGATACATCTCAGGAGGCATTAAAATCCTTTTACTTTCTTGTGTTTCTTTTTATCTTTTTTATAAAGATTTGGAGGTCCAATTTTGCACAGTTGTTCATCACTTTCTCTAGCAAGTATAGTGCACATTTGGTCTACAGCCATAGCAAATATACCAGCATGGGAGAGCTTGCCAACCATATGACTAGATAGATCAAAGATGAACTCTTCGCGTTCACTTTCAGTCATTTTATTCAATCTCAGCGTGTGTGTGATTACTAAAGTATTTAGTTAGTATTTGTACACGTTCTTCTTCGTGAGCGATTACATCAATCTGATCTTGAATAGCGGCAAGCACATCAGGGTGTTCACCGATGCCAACAGGATTGTGTAAGTAAACTTCTGCGTTCATTCGTGCTTTCTGTATTTTGCCCTCGCTATCAGCGATAAGGGCATTGAGAATATCTTTGCGTAGTGATCGGCAGGACATTTGATTAATCAGGATGTGCGTATGTATATGCGTCTAGGGTTGCATGTAGATGTTTAATAATTGAGTTGGCACCTACAAAGCGTTCTACTGATTGTTCGACATAGTCACAATCTTCGTCTCCATCGGCATCTAGCCGACAAGAGACTTCCTCGTGGACGACAACGAGCGTCGGTGACAGTTCCACCGATAAGTCCTCCGCCAGCGCTGTAAGGCTGCCTGAGGGTGCTTTAAGAGGCACAAAGTCGAGCTCAGCTGCTTCGTCTTGCGTGAGAGTTTTGACGTGGTCCTTGAGACGATCGCAAGGAGTACACCCGTCTTGGGTAAATACATAAAGCTTGTAGTTTTTCATCATTATTTAGGCAGGTGTTCCATCGGTGTAATAAAAACCGCCGACGCAATTGTCTTGATTAGATATTACTAAATGCCTTGCGTGTTGATAACATCTCATACCCATATGATAGGAAATCATGACAGGATTACCCGGAACAACTGTATCTAATCGATCACAAAGAATCAAACGAGCAGCAGGAGCCTTACGTTTGTACTGGATCTCTGCCATGTAGGCATAATGAGGATCTTGTTCCTGTGTATCAGGATTAAATACCGTCATCATTGTGGGAGCAGTCTCGACGATTGCTTCCATCTCAGACATCATTTTGAACATTAGTCGTTAAACATGGATTTGGGATAACAGCGAATGACACGACGACAATCGGGACAAAGCTCGATAGTGTTGGCAATCGCTGTGTTGACATCAATAGCGGTAACTTCAAAGTCTTGCTTGTCACCTTCTTTGTCTATATAAACTACGTCGTAGTCTTTCATTAACTGTTAGGTAGGTGTAGTTTTAAAGGTGGCAGATACTTCTTTTCAGCAAGGTACACTTCGACTTCCTTGCGCTGATCGCTAGTGAGATAACCAAACATGATGTTGAGTATCTGGTTGAGATAGACCGTAGGAAACTCTGGTGAGTCTTGGGCCAATGCTGCGTGACACAGCAATACGACATCGAGGACGTCATAGTCAGGAACTTTTTCTAGTTGTGAATTGGTTGTCATTGAGAAGTTCTAAGTATTCATCGGGGTAAGCAGAGAAATGATCAAGCATTACAAGTAATGTTGCAATGCTTGTCTCAGTTGGTTGAATAGGTAGGTTAAGCATCATTGAAGTGATGTACCTACGTGTTGCTCTTAAATGAGCAATTGAATCCATTGTCATTCGATAGGTTCTTCTTCTTCTTCATTTAAAGTTTCTTCAAGTTCATCATCATATTGACCGTCATTGTAGTTAGATACAATTTGGTCAATTTGATCATAGACACTTGAGTAATCAAATTTATAAGTAATTAATTCAATCAAGTAGGGCAGTTCATCTTCATCGAATCCCATCATAATTATCTTGAAGATATTCTTCTAAGTCTACATAAACGAGTGAGTCAATATCTTCTTCGTCGTCAGCATCTGTGTTTTCTGTCATGTCATCTTCATCTCATCTGTATCAGAAGAAGTCTTCTAAAATAACTTCTGGATTTGATTCGGCATATTCATACACCCAATCATCAATTTGATCATGAATTGAATCATAATCAAAGTCTTCATCATTTTGACAAAGATGCCAAACAGATTGTCTGTTTTTTGCAGTCAGCGTTGGAAGTTTTCAATTAAATATTCATTGACATCAATTGTTAGAAACGGATCATAAGCATCATCCGCTTCTAACAGCAATGCACGACGTTCAGATGCAGCTCCCATCAGAAGTCACCTCCAACAGTCTCTTCAACTTGAACATCAACTGCTTCAACAACAGTGTCTGGTTCGGTTGCAGTGTTCAATGTATCTTTCAATGTAGTAACAATGCTAGACATAGATAACTCATATGATTCCCATGCTTTTTCCTTGCGGTCAGCATTGAGAATTGCATAGAGTTCTTTGTCAGAGTAAACATCTCCACATCGAATAGAAGCAAAGATAGGCTTGCGGCCCATGTTGCCTCGATATGAATCAAGGTTGAATGACTCAGTGATCATTCCATTTTGGAACAATCCATACAAACCTGAGATGACACACATAGACCACCAAGTTTGGATACCTGAGGTAACCAAGATCTTGTTGCCACTGTGTAACTCAAGAATGACATTGAGCTTTGTGGCATTTTCTGTGCCAATTCCAGTAACAATATCGATATCGACAAGCTTGACATTTGCAAGACGAGTCAAAGGCTTTCCAGCTTTTGTCATCAAGGCAGCAGGCTTTTCATCGTTGCCAATGTAGTGAAACAGTACAGCTTCGCTTTCTTTGACTACACCGATGCCGATCATCATATTGATTTCAGGTGCTTCTCCACCTGATACGAGGTCAGCAACAATTGCAGAACTATCTACGAGCATGGTCATGTGAATTTGTAAGTAAGTGACAAAGCCCAAAAGGGCATTAGAAAATACAGCCGCTGATAAGCGGCAGTATTGTTATTTATTTCGTACTGGATCTAAAGACTCAAGTCGATTAGCTTGCGTTGACATAAGTCAGCACAAGTTTGATAGACAGCTTGAGGATCTTCAGCTTCATGCTGGATTATTAGCTGTTCAAGGAAATGCAAAACAGCCCTGAAAGTTCTTTTGTATCTATTCATCAAACAGGTGCAAGCTCACCTCTTAGTTCAGCAAGCTTTGTTGCTGCTTGACATTCGACAAGTATCCAAGCTAGTTCGCCGGATACGACATGTTGATCACAGAAGTACTGAACAGTATCTTCAATGACTTCTTGGATCTCTTGGCTTAGTTCTCTGGATATTTCCATTGATAGATATATAAACTACGGAGCTCTGCTCCATTCCATAAATATAGCCGCCAATCGGCGGCTATGGTTGCTTTATTAGATTTGTTTAACTAATTAAAGATATTCAACGCCTCATCCGACGTCCACCTCTACGTGACATACGTCGTGAACGCATTGGCCGTGACCTACGCATTGGTCGTGACCTACGCATTGCACGTGAACGCATAGGAGCTGAACGCATTGGCCGTGACCTACGCATTGGTCGTGACCTACGCATTGGCCGTGCACGATTCATCGCTTTACGAGATGAACTCATACGTGCTGGCCTACCCTGTGCTTTTCTCCGGCGTGCTTTTACACGTTTAATCTTAGCTTTAAGACGCATTAACTTCATTGAGTTTCCAGAAGCTTTAGCTGCTTTTTTACGAGCTCTAATCTTTCTGATCTTTGAAGTTAATTTATCTTTTTTCCTGTTATTTTTCTTCGTGGTAATCCGACGAGGCGACTTGGGTTTTGGCTTATCACCTTTACGTTCACCCATAGTTGGTTTTGGTTTGCGATCAGGTTTTTTCGGATCACTTTTAGGTGATGGCTTTTGAACAGCTGGTGTACTTTTCCCACCGGTAGTTCCTTTACCTCCACCGGTAGTTGCTTTACCACCACCGGAGTTGCTTGTACCGGAGTTGCTTGTACCGGAGTTGCTTGTACCGGAGTTACTACTACCCGCAGCAGCCATCATCATCATCACGGATGTGCCGGTGTTATTTTTTGCCATTCCACTTGCACTATTGCTTGTGGATTTAGTTGTATTAGAGTTAGAAGATTTATTCTTATTCGTAGAAGTGTTTCCCGAACTCTTAGATTTATTGTTGTTAGTAGAAGTATTTCCCGAGCTTTTTGAAGTGGAACTGGAATTACCTACATTACTAATAGTAATGCTATTTTTATTTACAGTACCCTTTCGTGCGACACCTCGCATTTTTCGGGTATTTTCTTCTGCAGCTGACATAATGCAATATAAATACTACATTTAGTTTAACAATGTAATAATCAGTTTTCCTTGGATGCTGGAGTTGTATCTTCTACTTTTGCTGGTGGAGTAGGAGGTTGTACAGGAATTACTTCTCTACGATCACCACGAGTGTTCCGTTGTGCTGCTTCGTCACCTAATGCCATTGTATTTTCTCTCAATAATGTATTTAATAATGATTATAAGTTAATTACCAAATACCTGGGATGATTTGGCCGGTAAGAGCATATGCACCAATAGCAGCAATTACTCCTAGCATTGCAATTCGACCGTTTAACATTTCAGCTTTTTCGTTGTGTGTCACAGTGATCTCCATTACTTGCATTTGTGGTTCTTTGGCAAAGACATTTTGACGTCCTTGATCTTCATTAGTTACAGTCATTTTATTTATATTCCTTAATAAAGTTTACACTATTGCACTTAATTTGTGCGATATCTTGTTCAAAGATTTCTAATCCAGCATCAGTAAGAATATGCTTATACATATCCTCAAATACTGAGGGAGGCATAGTCACAACATCAGCTCCGTTATAGAAGGATCTGACTGCTCTATGCACACTACGAATTGAAGCAGCTAGAACTTGTGTGTCCACATGTTTTGCCGCATACAATCCTTTGATACCTCTTACAACTTCAAGACCAGACACTTGTTGGTCATCTAGTCTTCCAACAAATGGTGATACGTATGTTGCTCCAGCTTTTGCTGCAAGAATTGCTTGAGGAATTGTAAAAACTAACGTGACATTAGTTCTGATGTGATCTTTTGATAGCTCTTTACAAGCAAGTAGACCACACCTTGTCATAGGTAGTTTGATTGTGGCAACGCCATTAAATTCGTGAGCAAGCTGTTTGCCTGTCTCATACATTTCATGAGCACTACCATACACTTCCATGCTGATATCACGTACACCTATTTGAGAGAGTTCTTTGTAGACATCAGTTGGTTCTTTGCCAGACTTTCTGATCAATGTTGGATTAGTAGTAACTCCATCAATTAATCCAGTGATAAAGTGTTTGGCTACATCTTCGATGTTTGCGGTATCAAGAAAGATTCGCATTATGTTTTTCTTTTGCTAGTAGCTTTAATATATTTGAATAATCCTCATAGCGAGGATTGTTGATGCTTACATGATGGTATTGATAGTACCTGACTGCATGCATCACATCTTGTAGTTGTTCAACTGACAAGTCCATTATCTAGATCCTGCTGAGGCATATTTTTCTGTTGCAACTTTAACAAAAGCTTTGATGAAATTACAGATGGATCTTTGGTTAATGCGCGTACACGCATACGGACAGATCTAGTCTTCCACATGCCAAGTGACATGGCAAGACATTTGACTTCTGGAAGAAGTTTAATCATTTTTATTTTCGTATGTATCTAGGCAATCAAGTACTTTGTGAGCACGGCGATCTCCGAGGAGAGGAAGCATCTTTAAAACAATTCGAGTAACTTCAGTTTTACGGGAACAAGTCCAGCGATAACAAGCTTTGCGTCCAGTAAGGATACGACTTGGTTGACTACTTTCATCGTGAATTTTGCCACCAGTGCCCATGACATCTGCAAACATTTGAACAACGTCTTTATCTGTCATACGCATTTGTAATGTCCAAGTATTACTACGTTTGTCTTTATAGAGTGATCCTTCTCCTTCGAAGAGCCCTACGGCCCATTCGAAAGACATAAAAAAGGAGGTTTATTAGACCTCCTAAATCTAGCCAATGCGCCAGTAAATTGTGAGAATTAATTAACCAATAGATGGTGCAGTTAAGGCTACAGATGTAGTCTCAGCAGCAGCTAAATCTAACGGAAAATTATGAGCATTTCTTTCGTGAATCACTTCGAGCCCAAGTCCAGCGCGATTAAGAATATCGCCCCAGGTATTGATAACACGTTTGTTGCTATCAAGGATGGACTGGTTGAAGTTGAAGCCATTTAGGTTGAACGCCATGGTTGACACGCCAAGGGCAGTGAACCAAATACCAACAACAGGCCAGCTTGCTAAGAAGAAGTGCAGTGACCGGGAGTTGTTGAATGAGGCGTATTGGAAGATCAGGCGACCGAAGTAGCCATGTGCTGCCACGATGTTGTAAGTCTCTTCTTCTTGACCGAATTTGTAGCCATAGTTCTGTGACACTTGCTCTGTGGTTTCACGCACGAGAGATGATGTAACAAGAGAACCATGCATAGCAGAAAATAAACTTCCACCGAAGACACCAGCCACACCAAGCATGTGGAACGGATGCATGAGGATATTATGTTCTGCCTGGAACACCAACATATAGTTGAATGTACCTGAGATGCCCAAAGGCATTGCGTCAGAGAAGGATCCTTGTCCAAAGGGATAGACAAGAAACACGGCAGATGCTGCTGCTACAGGTGCGCTATATGCGACGAAGATCCATGGGCGCATACCTAACCGGTAGCTAAGTTCCCATTCTCGTCCCATGTAAGCGTAGATACCGATAAGGAAGTGAAAGACGACGAGTTGGAAAGGACCGCCGTTGTAGAGCCATTCGTCCAACGAAGACGCTTCCCAGATTGGGTAAAAATGCAGTCCGATTGCATTTGAAGACGGGACAACTGCTCCTGAAATAATGTTATTTCCGTAAAGGAGCGATCCAGCAACTGGTTCACGTATGCCATCGATATCAACAGGGGGTGCGCCAACGAAGGCGATAATGAAACAAATAGTCGCTGCGAGGAGCGTAGGGATCATGAGGATTCCAAACCAACCGACATACAGACGGTTGTTGGTGCTCGTAACCCACTGACAAAACTCTTCCCAGTTACTCTTAGCGCCGGAGCGCTGCATAACAGTTGAAGCCATTTGATTAATAGTGCGGTGTATTTGTGGGTATTACTCAGCTTAAAAAGCCTACTAGTATATATTAAGTTATGAAACAAACATATACTGTAGGCATATGTGCTCAATATTCTTGAGCGGGAATAAATGCAAGTCCAGTCAAAGTTTCGATGTCAGTCAACATACGTGCTTTACCTTCTCTTGCTTCTCTACGAATCTTGCGAAGCTTGCTTACTTGATCAAGAAATCCTTGAGTCTTTTCGTGCTTGACAGATCTAGACATAATTTCTCCGATTAACGTATAGCCTTCTACAAAAGTGTAAATAGGCTTGCATTTACTATATATTGAAATCAACAAATTTGTGTCAGATATGGCTGACAGAAACATAGTCAACTCCTGGCTTGATTAGTCCGATTGCTGATGCTGCTCCGAAAGAGAGATCAAGCTCACGGCTACCAATGTAAGGACCACGATCGTTGATACGTACATCCACGCATCCTTGATAGCAGACACGTAGCTTTGTACCGAAAGGTAGCGTTTTATGTGCGGCGGTAAGTCCGTACATATTGTAAGTTTCACCGTTCGCTGTAGTCCTGCCGTGGAAATATCCACCGTACCAGGAAGATAACATTGAGTTTGTGGCACTAGCTGATGTGCTGACACTGAGGAGGACAGCAGCAGCAATAGTGCTGATTGATTTAATAAACATATAAGGTTATTCTTAGTTTGCATGAAGATATAAAGTAACAATTAGAGGGCACTCATGCGTACCCTCAATGTTAACGATCAAGCCGTAACTAGTTCTTGTGCAATAGAGAAAGCTTTCTTGCTTATCTGTGCACCCAGACCGAAAGTACCACGTGCAAATTGTGCACGAGACTTAGCAGCAGTTTGATTACGTGTGCTTGTTTCTAGCTGTGTAATGGCATTGAAGCCATTCCATAGGCTGAATGAAGCGAATTCAGAACCATATCCAACACGGAATGCTTGCTCAAGCTTCTGTCGTTTACGAAGGATGTCACCTTCATTTACGTTATACACTTCATCGACATAGTCGTTGAAAGCACTCATGCTCATAGCGGTACGTGAGAACTCACGCATTAGCTCGCACTCAGTTACAAAGTCCTGACGTGATACGTCAATGCTGTTGATAAGAGCATCGAAGTTAGCGTTAGCAGTTCCCTTGTGAGTGATGCTTGAAGAAGCACCAGTTCCAGATAGGGCTGCAGTCAAAGTGTTTTGGCAAACCACACGGATGTTTGTGAACTTTGCTCCACAGCCGGTTTTACCGTCGTGGCCCAAGTAACCAACAATTCGTCGTTTGACGGTGTCTCCAGGGACGATGTCCGTCTCCGCACCACGGAGTGTGGCGGTAAAACAGACTTTGGCTCCGTCTGATAGAACGATGACGCAGTCCATGTCTGCCTCTTCACGGATGAACTCCGCCATGCGTAGGAGCGATTCGTTTTGGACGATCTCGTATTGCTTGGTGACAACTCCGAGCAAGGCTTGGGTGTCAGTTCGGACAACTCCGAAGACGCCTGCGGGTGCTGTCACAAGGACTTGGATTCGGTTGTATCCAAGTGATTGCTCTTGGGGAAGGAAAGCTCGCGCTTCTCGACAGAAAATAGTGCGTCTGCTGTTTCAAACGCTTCTCGCGCTGGGAGTGTGCCAGGGGTGACAACCCCTTGCCCGTGCCATGCACGTTCTCCATTGCCGAGCCAGCCAGATGTGAAATTTGAGGGCATTTGGTTGTAGCCATGTATTGGACACCAGTTGTGAAAGTCGCTGCTAAGCGACAATCAAAGTATGGTTATTTCACACATACGTGCAACGTTTCCATTGATACATTTATTGGATTAAATATATTGAGACATACAGATATCAATCGTCTAACTTATTGTTAAGCTTCTAGGCAAAAAAAATTATGCTTGCAGATTAATATACTCAGATACTTTTTCAGCCATTTCCCAGCCACCTTTGTATTGTCCTGTTTTACAAGCAACTAGGTGCTCACAGGCAAAACAAGGATGTCCATAACATTCTTTGGTAAGTCGTTTGTCAGCTTTTATACGTCTAAATGTAAACAATGAACTGATGTATCCACAGTTTTCTGAATGTTTGTGCATAAAGCAGCGAGTGGCTTCATACATCACTTCAGACATTGTCATGCCCCAAGCATTGGCGTAGTCCTTTAATACTGCGTGACACGGGTCAGGCATTTGAACTTGAAGTTTTTTCATGAGGTACAACTGTCACATGGACATCTTTTGACGTGTTGCTTCAACAAATGCTCGTGTTTTTCAGCAATCTCCCATTCGTTTTTATAAAGGCCAGTTCTGCAGGCAAGCTGATGTTTGCAGCACCGGCATAACCAGCCATAGCAGTGCTTTGCTGAGCGTTTGTCAGGAATCATCCCCTGCTTACGCAAAAGACCATCTGCAAGCGCACACACTTCTGCGGAAGCGTGTACGTGCTGTTTCGCTGCTTCGTACATGAGTTCTCCCATAGTCATGCCCCAGTAGGCGCAGTACTCTTTGAGAACAGCAGCGAATTTTTCGTCAACGGGAACGTCGATACGCTGCATGAAGGCGATCTCACTGCGGTTAAATTACCTATGAAAAGGGACAAATAGAGCATTGTTGCCAATTTTGGGCTCGGTTACGATTTGTAAATTTGTGCTATTTGTACGTTATTTGTGCATATGACCAAAAAACATAGGGTTTTGTAGTAGTTTTTAAAAGGCGTTTTTTTGCTCGAATGTCCTTGCGCCGCAATTAAAAATGCGTTTATTGGGGTACAAGGCAAACTACGTAAACTACGCAAAACGCATAAGTTCCCTATATATTCCTTTTTTTATTACGTCTTCCCCTCTCTTATTACTATCTTTTTAAAAATGCACATATAGGAAAGTAGCGTAGCAAGTGTAGCTTTGTAGTTTTAATGATGAATTATCTACGAAAAGCTCCTTAGGTTTAGCTTGCTGCCAAGATTTAACTTGAAGTCATCAAGAAACATGCGACTACTGTTATCAGATTTATTGACTCGACTGTCAATTGACTGTTTGATTGCATTGCTTTGGGAGACAACGTTGTTGTCGCCCGTAACAGTTTGAGGGTTAGCTTGTGTAATCGGTGAATTAATACTGTTATCACCTTCAGCAGTACCATAGTTTTGAGCAGTAGGTATCTCTACTTCTGCTTTGGTTGATTCATTCTTAATATTTTTGTCAATATATTCGTCTAGGAATTTCTTAGGCTTATCTTCTTTCTTTTCTTTAGTTTGAGTAGGTCCATTTTGAATAAGATCAATGATCTGCCTAACTTCAGATTTATCATTGACATTGCCAATGTCTAAAGACTTAGCAGCATCTCGGACTTGTCCGTATGAATAGTCATAAAGGGGGTTTGTATATTCGTAGGCGTTTTTACTTACATTATCTTCAGCACTGCCAGAATCTCCACGATAGTTTGCTTGAATAGCATCGTTAGCCTCTGGATTAGTTGGATCACGGTACCAAAAGGATTTACCGTCGATACTTAAATCTTTGGTGCTATATTTACCGGATGTAGCTTTACGTCCATTGTCAGGTAAGTATAAGCCAGATTTCTTTTTACCCATAGCTAATAATTTATATGCTATGGATATTTTACTTAATTATTAATAGTGGTTGATTCGAAGATAGAAGGCCATGCAGGGATAGCAGGTAGCTCATCTTCTTCACGTTCTAGTTCTTCGATGTCATCGAAAGGGAACTTCTCAGGTTGTTCAGTCATAAATTTTAGGTCAGAGTTGGTCTTCAACATCAGAGATCATTTTTACGTCAGAGGTTGGATAAGCAACACAAGACATAAAGAAGCCTTCTGCTTGTTGGTCATCATCCAAGTAGCTTTGATCTGATTGATCAACAGTGCCAGACACCAGCTTGCTTACACAGGTTGAGCATGCACCAGCACGGCATGAATAGTTGAGTTCAACGCCCGCTTCTTCCGCAGCTTCAATGATGTACTGGTCACTTTCACAAGGGAAAGTAAAGTTGCCACCATCTTCAGTAGTGACTTCGATTGTGTAATTAGCCATGGTGAATCTTTTTGAGTGTATATATGTGATCGAGTAAGGGACCGAGCCACCAAAAGGGGCGACCCGGTTAATTACTCAGACAGAAACAGCAAAAATGTCTGAAACCTAATTGAGTGTCCCTGCCGCTGTTCTTCTACGGGAACACCTACATATCGTAGGAAATAATCATACTAAATGTGATTCAAGTGATTGAATCGCATCACGCATAGTAGCTCCTGCGAATCCAGATGATCCTGAATAGAACTCAGTCGGTTCTGCGTAGATATCAGTTTCCGCATTAAACGGAAAAGATGATCGTGCACGTCTGCAATAACCCTCAGCACGCTGAAGATTATCGAGGATGCGCTCAATCTCAGGTTTAGAGATCAGGATCATTTGTTGTTCCATAGATCTAAGTGTCAAAGGACACTAAAACATAGAGCCGCGAGTCAGCGGCAAGTTAGATATAGAAATTAAATACAATATTTAAAGGAGATGTTACTTATGTAATCAATAAACAACACATAGGTATATAGATATGGGTGTATAACAGGAAACAATTTCCAGATCCAAGGTTATTTGATGTACTGGTATCAAGCCCAGAACATTTTAAAAAATATAACAACGTTAAAGACTCACAAAGCGTGCAGCTTAATTCTCTTTATCCTGTAACAAAAAAAGGAGAATCAAATGTAGATACTCGTGCAACTAATGAATTAGTGCAAAAAGTTCTTAGGCCTGAGTCAGGAGATCAAGTTCACCATAAAAATGCTCTTAGTTTAATTGGAATTGCATTAGACAATGCAGACGATGCAGGTAAAGCACAAATATATAATCTTCTTGAACACAACGGTGTCAATATTGGCGATGATATCTATAACTTAATTAATTTACCTCAGCGAGTACATGAAGATCATCATCGATTTACAAGAGATCAAGGATTAGAAATGCAAGGTAGAGGCACAAAAGGACTTGCTAGACGAATAAAAGATTCTTCTAACATAGATGAAACATTAGAATATGTTCAAGACTATATTGACTATGGTATTCCTATGATTAGAGAAAATATAGATGATTTATTGACGGAATATCATGGTTCAGCTGGTGCTGGCAAAAGATTTGCAGATAAATCTGTATTAGATGCATATCGTCAAGCCATTGACGGTGATATCAATACATCTGATCAAGGCAAGGCCGTCAATATCTTTGCTGACACAGTGCTCATGGAGAAAGGTATTAACGGTAACGGTAAAAACGGCAAGCACTAAAGCTTTCCGTCCACTACACCCTTACGTGGTGTTGATGTGTACCCATCAAATTCACCTTTCATGACAGGTATGTGAATGCTGTCCGTGACTTCACGAACACCTTCTTCTGTCATTCCGGTGACCATACGGGTACCGTCAGTAAGAGTAGATATATAGAGACCATACTTGCTTTTAGTAATGTCATATGTCCAATCAGTCCTCTTGGACTTTCGTGAGGACGTAGCAGTAGATTGCGAACGTGGCATAGATAGTTAGATAGATTGCGATGTCCATAGTTTAAAAAAAGAAAAAACCCAGCCGTGGGATACACGGCCGGGAGTTGTTATCAATAAAGAGCTACAAGCTCTTCTTCTGCTGTCTCTTCAACAGGCTCCATAGATGGAGTTTCGTCAACCTCAGGCGTTCCCACTTGAGTGATGACAGTGCCTGCTGCAAGACGCTGTGCCTGTCCTTCTGCGTTAGGCATAGGACCAAGGCCACCATCGAGCACGTTTACGCCTGTGAGGTGGATTTCAGGTCGCCTACGCATGCGAACTTCACCAGTCTGTGTGGTGTAAACCTCAGAGACGTTGTGAAGGTGTCCAGTGATAGTGACTTGACGGCCTTTGCAGAAGTAACCCTTCTCAAAGAGGCTCATCAAGCCATTGGAGTTGTTGAAGGTGTAGACCAAGTCAGCGCCATCTTTGGAGGCAGTGCTGATTACGGATACACTCAAGAACTTGTTGTCTTTGAGCTCTACGATCTCAGCATTGAAGATGCGACCGGTAACGGTGAGAGCGTTGAACTGAGCGTAGCGAGGTGAAGTGTTGTTCAAAGGGAACCTTTGATAAAGAACATGTAAAAAGAAAGCCGCTGTTAAGCGGCTATTGAGGCAATCAGTTGCCAGATGCTGTTACATATGGGTCATCAGGACCACATGAGATAGTCGTAAGAATGTTCATGACTGCTTGTAATTTGCCAGCATCACGAATCCACGCATGAGATGTATCGTCATCCATACCAGCTGCTTTAGTTGCAACATTCATGTGGAAGTCGATCATGTTAGAAATGATCATGACCATCATGATTTTGTGGAATGCAACAGGATCATCTGTCATGCGTCCAGTTAATGCGATCTGCTCTGAAGCAAGCTCCATTAACTCTTCTGTATTTTCTGCACGTTCACAGGTGCACTCATCGTGAATATCTGATTCATTTGGCGCATCCTTAAGATGAGACGTAAGCTCATCCATAGAGATGCCATCAGGGACGTTAAACGATTGGGTCAAATAAACCTCTTAAATTACAAAAAATGAGAAAGGCGCAAATTTGCGCCAGTGGTGGTCAACTCAAGCGATATCGCAGCACATGTGTGCGTGGCCTGCATCGGAGATAAAGTCACCGACACGCTCCTGGAATAGAGCGGTGGAACCGTCAGCAAAGACGGTGTAATCGGTTTCATCTACGAGATAGCAGAACGCAGCTTCGTTCTGAGGAACCACCTTGGACAAACCAGTAATGTTGGTAGCAACAATGGTGAAGTCGTAGGTGATTGCCATTAAGCATTCGATTTGAAGAACACTAAAAAAGAGAGTCGCGAGTCAGCGACCCTCAAGTGTTCACACGATGGCTGTCATGACCCCTGCTTTACGCAGGTAATAGGCGTCACGTACTCGCTCTTTGGTCTGACGTAGGAGTTCAGCCTTAAGTCGAGCAGCAGCACGAAGTTGTACATCAGTCATAGTGACAATTCATTGGACACGAGAAAAGAAAGCCGCGAGTCAGCGGCTATTGTTCATCGGAACAAATGTCATGCTTGACCGTCCCATTAAGGGGAGGTAGTAGGCATAGACCTATGGATGTAGCTTCTGCATTGAAGTAGAAGGCTAGAAGGAAATAGAGAACTAACTTCAAACCTTGACCACGCTCTCAGGATGGGCAGCCCAGTACTCACAATTCTTGAGTACATGGATACGCTTGATCCTCTGAAGGCGTGCACCTTCAATGTTGTATGGACTGTCATCGATAAGGGTGCCAACCATCCGGTATTGCTTGCGTAAATACTGAAGCATGTGCTGCTTCGTATTACCGCTGTTGTCCACACCAGTGGAAACAAGAATGCAATCGAATGGAATGGACCACTTGCGAAGCCAGTTATAGGATTCAGTGAGCCTGTCGGATGGACGGGCAGTGCAGATAGCGATTGAATCGCCCCACTGATGCATCATCCGTAGTAGATCAACAACACGGTCATCAGGTTCAAATGACCTGGAGGCATCAAAGAACTCGTCTTTGGTCATGCCTATGTTGTTGAAGTGATCAGGCTTGATCGTAATAGTGTCGTCCAAGTCAAACGCATGCACGATGCGTTGTTTAGATGGAGACGTACGGTGTATACCTACGTAGTGAGTTGAAGCAATAGCGTTCATGTAATCTTGCAAAGAGTACACAAAAAGAAAGCCGCGATTAAGCGGCAATCTTGTGCACTCTGGGGTTGTCATGCCTCGTCTGCGAAATGCAGAGCTCCCACACTGTTATCCCCAGATAGATCAGACCTCAGCTAACCAAGCGCCAAGGTCATGGATCTTTTCACCAGTTACAGCGAGGACAAGTCCGACGTTGTTAACTCCGCCACGGCAGCGTTGACGAACGTCTGCCCAATCCACCTGTTTAATCCAGACAACGGTGTCTGTAATAGGTGGAAAGGCTTTAAGTTCAGCTGATTTTTGGCTGGTGATAGTAGTCATGGAATAATATCCAAAGGACATAAGTAAATACAGGCGCTGATAAGCGCCAGTGTTACTAACTCAAAGGTCTACGCTTGAATGCTGTGGTTAGGACAACTCCTGTGGAGAGGAGCCCAACCATGCCGATTACAGCGAGAATGATGGTAGTTTGATCGAAGACAATCACTGCTTGTTTCTATATATTGAACATTTATATCTACAGCCGCAGTTATGCGGCATTAGATGTTTCGGTGAGCTTTGGAAGCTCTGTTTCGAGTTGGCTGATGTGTGTCTCAAGGCGTTCAATAGAACTCTTGTGACCATCGACTAGCCGTTGCAGTTCAGCGATTTCCGCGACTGCTTGTTTCTGTTTATATGCCTTCATTTCTGAATCAGATATAACATAGACGGACGGACTTCGTGAAGTCAGCCATGGTTCGAATGGGCTCATAAGGTCAAATACGGACATTGCTTATTTATATATACCGCTCCCCTAATTTACCTAGGTAATTGATAGTAGGGACCACGGTATATACGGTAATAGGGGTAGTAAACACCGCCTATTTACAGCAGTTCTCTAAAGCATATACTTGATAAGAGTTCTCAATAAGCTCTAGTTTATGAGCTTTCTTGAGTATCTTCTTAGCTTGCTTACGAGTAGTAGCAACCTGAGCTTTCTTAAGTAGTTTGATATACTTCTTGGGCTTAGCTTTCATAGATTAAATCAGTTTAAGTAGTAGTAGTACGATTGAGGATATGCCCCATAGTCCTAGGATTATGACGTATGTAGATGCCATCAGGTTCTTGTGACTCTTGTAGTTCGTAACAGCGATTAAGTATTCCGTACGCCTCTTGAGGAGTGAGTACTGAAGCATCGATAGCGAGTTGTAATTCGATACCGATCTCTTCACACACGTTCAAAGGACGAGTTGGAGAACTTATCAGCGGGGAAACATTGTTGACCAAGGCAGTCATCAATATAGTTATAAGTATAGGGGTCATTATGTTAATAGTCTCAATTCAATAGTAACTGTTAGTTATCCCGCATGTAGATACAATGAGGTATAAAACAGGATAAGGATATGGATAGACGTAAGGCAGGTGACATGCTGGACAGTATTGTCAATAAACTTCGGGAGTTTGATGATGGGTATACCTCTCGTATCAATAAGATGTACGAGGGATCTAACCCAGCTGTCCAAGCTGCTGCAGTAATTGCAGGCGGTGGTCACCCTTCCTTACGTAAGGGGGAGATAGACCAGAGTATCTACGGTCCAGAACGACGTATTACACAGGGAACACGTAATGCACTGGAGTATGCACTTCCAGTAGCTAGTACGGTCCCCAAATACATAATTCCAGCCGCAGGCGTAGCCTTAGCAGGTCGTGGAGTTATGGATATTGCTGCTGGCTTCGGAGGACCCGCAGACCAACAGGAGTCCGGTCAAATATCACTTATGTGATAACAGTAAAAGAAGCCCCCGCAATAGCGGGGACAAGGTGGTTATATGGCACCGACCACTGATTCCATATAGTGCAGTGTAAGCATGCCTTGAATAGCAGTCCATAAACGGATCAGGGGACAGATCTTGCAGATAGTCGTTGATAGATTCAACGTGCATCTGCTGTCTGGACAGAGAAGTGCGCTGAGCTGGTCAGTTGTCAAGCGCTAAGCCGCAGCGGCGGGAGGCGCGACGGCGACGACAGGGGCGGTAGCTTTCTTAGCCTCAGCCTTCTCATCAATAGTTTTGACGAGTGACTTGGCATATGCAAAGGAACCGCCGACACAGACACTGTCGATAGTGCCATCAGCTTGCTCGATGCCTACATCGAAGATGTCGTACTGGTTGTCAACAGTTTCAACACGCTCGAAGAGACGGACGTTGAAATCTTGACCAGGTACTTTGATACGCATAAGTGATAACGAATAAGTGAATAAGCCCAATAGGGCATAGAAAGAGAAAGGCGTCGATAGACGCCAATACTCTTGTGGCTCAATAGAGTGCCACCAAGGTATCTTCTGCAGGACGGGGAGCAGTCTCTTGAGTCATAGTCTCAAGTAGTGCAAGCTCCTGCTGCATTGATGGTGGTACACGCTTAATAGGCTTAGGAGTAGCTCCGTCCCAACGACGCTTGGTCGTATGACGTTCTACTTGATAGCCATAGGACGCATAGTTGAGCATGCAGTCCTGAAGCTGTGCATGTGTAGTGAATACTCTGCATCGGTTAGTAGTACCACCGAATGCGACGTAGACACTGTCACATTGAGCGAATGTCCAAGTTGACAGACCTTTGGCAGTCATCTTGGTAAGGGTAGCGAGTTTACGCATGAGATACTTAGTATCGAAAGAACACAATGAAATAGAGGCGTCAATTGACGCCATTGTGTTACATTCCAGCAATGAATTCGTGTAACTCATTCATGTAGTCATCGTGTGACTCGAAATGACGTCCATGGATTTCACAGGGGAAAGTCATAGGACGAAACGCAGGCATCATGTCACGTACGACTTCGCGCTCAGTAGCGCCAGTCTGTTGACAGATTTGCGTGATATAAGGATTACTCATAGTGTGATTTAAATATAAAGAACACAGTGAAATAAACCCGTCGATAGACGGGTCATAGGTGTTCAGAAGGGAAGAACGTCAGTGTTGACCTGTATGTGATCAACGCGAACGTCGTCCCAGTCATCGAAGGACTTAGCGTAAGCCTGTGCTTCGTGGTAGGTATTGAAGTACTCGCGAGTAGCTTCAGGGATACCGTCATCACAGTGAACTTCGAAGTAAGAAACTGTGTACATCTGATTGATGTAAAGAACACAATGAAATAAAGGCGTCGCATAGACGCCAATGTGTTCAGTTGTTTAGGTACATATCGCAGAATGCAACATGCGCTTCATGCTGATGAGCAGGCCAATCTTCTGTAAGACATTGCTGCTCTGTTGCAGATTCTAAGTTGTATACAAATCTGGAGTGAACTTCACCTAGTGCAAAGCATCCTGATGCAAGCACAACGAGGGTGATGAGTGAGGAACGAACAGTTGTGAACACTGATGTTATATAAAAAGAACACTAACTAATAGACACGCCGATAGGCGTGATTGAGTGTGTTCGGTAATTGAATTGAGGGGGAATGATGACATCTCTACGAGGGGAGACATGAGTCATCAATGTATACACAAACGTCAACGACAGATGTTTAAACGAAAGTAATACTTCTGTAAACTGATGTTGACTTGTGTAAGAACTCAACTGTTACAACATAAGTAAAACAAATGTGAAACATCTTGTGTAAACTTAACTGTTGTTAACTTGAGTTGAATCCTTCTGTTGAAACTTGTGTTCAAAACAAATGTATATCACAAGTAAATTGTGTGTATATTTTTTTTGTTCCACCGGTTACCGGGGTACAGAAGGGAT